TTACCATAAGAGACTACGTCTTCATTATAGAATTTATTCCATTGACTTTGAACTTTTCTTCCAAAAGAGTCTTGGAATTCTTTTCTTGTAAGGTAGTTATCTGCTTGCTCGATCGATCTTTTTATAACATTTGAATCAGGAGCGCCTATTAAGCCGTTACTCTTTCTAAATCTTTTAGCCATCTGATCATAAAAATCGTCATCACTTGTTGCTATTATCTGTTTGCGTCCCAAAGTTATTCTATTTGAGACTTCCATTGTTTTGTATGTGTTTGGAAGTTCTTGTATTTTTATTGATCTAGCAAAATTTGCAGCGGCTTTGGCATCGGTTCCATTGTGCCTGAGATAGTTTTCAAGCTGTCTTCTGTACATTGTTTCTTGTACGGCTCTACCAAATTGACTTCTGTCTATAGAAGAGTTACCTGGACCACCAGATCCTTTTAATCCTCCAACGGACCCTGCAAAAGCAGAAAACTTACTTCTATGTTGGCCTTGAACAACGTTGATTGCATTTTCCAAGGCTTCTGTAGCAGACTTATTTGGGCCTAACTTAATTGCGTTTACTGCTTCATCAAAGCTTTTAGCCCCAGATACTACATCGTATCCTTGTTTCATTACCTTGAATTGCTCGCCAAAAGCCCTGAAGCCATGAGTAAAGCCTCTCATGGAAGGAAGTGTGTCGACTAACCCTTGGTAATTTTCATCTCCAACTGTAGAACCAAGAAAGAGTGCTTTAGCTTTTTGGGTTGCTATTTTTAACCTTCCAGCTTGAGATGCTTCTAGGTAATCCCCCATGGCTGCCATACCATGTCTTGCCTGCTGCATCGCAAATACAGGAGAACCTTGATTTGCTGATGCATTTTCAACACCTAGGTTAAATGCCCCAGAAGCACTTGATGCAAACCTGGAACCTTTATTTATTAGATCTCCAGCATCATGGCCAACTTCTCGCAAAACAGTTCTTAAGTCTGCAAACCTGTCTGCAGTTCTCATCTGCTTTGCTGTTAATGCTAAGTTAGGATTATTAGCATAAGGTGCGTTCATGTAGAACTTGCTTCTCGCAAGAACTCCTCCACCAACTGCAGATCCTCCAGTTATGAATGCAGCGTTTTTAACAGATTCTTTTGCGAAGTCTGCTATCACGTCTACTGGGTTATACCAGTTTACTTTGCGCTTATCTTGATTGTGTCCAAATAATGGTTCTACAACAGCTTTCTGGCCAACATAAAGTGCTGGCAATTCGTAGGGAAGTCTCCTTGCATGCTTTACAAGTCTTTGCTGTATATCATCTCTGAGAGACCATACAGAAGCTGGCTCTCTAGTTGTTCCACCGCCTGCTTGCTGGACTTCTCTTCCGGTGATGTAGGTTCCGTTTTCAAGGATTTCATCGCCATCTGCAATAGTCCTTGTAAATCCAGTAGTTAGCTTTCCATCTTTTTCAAAAACAAGTTTTGAGTATGGGTCTACTGTATCATCCACATACCTGGACAGACCCTCTAACTCATCAAGCCCTCTTCTTAGTTGAGTTATGGTATCAACAGCTCTAGTCGATGCAATGTTGCCAAGTTCGGCCGAGCTTTGAATAGTCTTTGCTAGCTTTAGGCCTTGGCCTTTTAGCATCTTGCCAGCAACACTCATGGCAACAACAGAAGCTGCCGTTGTTGCAAAAAAGCGCATAACGGGATGACCGTTAAGCGCTTTGCCTACAAAGCCACTATTGGGACTTGGGCCTTCTGATTCACCTTCTTGAATTGGAAGATCTCTAGAGGTAAGCCCATGCCCTATGCTTGATATCGGTCCACGGTCTCTTATCACTTAAGATTACTCCTACTAGCTTCCCCATAGTTTCTTAGCTACAGGGTCTTCATATTTAGCTTCTCCATCTTTTCTTGATGAATTATATCTGTTGGCAAGATCTTTTTTCTTTTCAATTTCTTCTTGCGGATCTATTAATTGTAGAGATATATTTGTTGACTCCATGCCATTTATATTTTGTTTTATCTCTATGATTTTTTCTGCCATTGCAACATTTTCAGCCAATTTAGAAAACGTCATATTATCAAGATCTTCTGGTCTATATGTATGTATAGTAGCCAGTACAAAGGCCTTCATTAAACTTCTTACTTCAGAAGCTTTATCTCTTTGCTCGTCAAGAATACTCTTAGCTTTTTTAGCTGAAGAAAAACCAGACTCTTCCAGTATCTCTTGAGCCAAGTACGATATTATGCCTGCTGGATATATGTTTGCATCAAAGTTCTCTGGATACACAACAGATTTTTTAATAATTAACTCTTCTACATCTGCTGAAGAAAAGTCTTTATCTTTCTGAAATTGTGCTACCTCATCAAACTCCGCAAAAGTTAGCTCTCTAAAAAGAACTTCTTGATCTTTAATGTAAGTTTGAAAAACAGATCCATATATTTTTTTTACTTCATATAGAAGATCTGGGGTTACCATGATTACAGTTGTCTGACCTCTAAGGCAACGAACCCTGAAGCCTCAAGAACTTCTTGTGAGATAAGGGATGGAAGTCCTGCCATCTCTCTGACCATGTCTCCAACTTCGGAGGTTGGGAAGAGTACACATAGCTCTGTTATAGCTTCTTCGTTCCAAAGATTAGCTTCAGCAGAACTAAGCTGTCCAGACTGAACCATTTGTTCCATCTTCTTTACGAGTTGCTTATACTCTAGTCTACCAAGAGGTCTCCAAGCAACGTGCTTCTCGTACGATATAGAGGTAACATATACTTCTCCGTACTCTTTCTTCCAAGCCTTAATCTGACCAGCTGTTGGCCCATCTGGCCAAACCTCTTCATCGTCAGGAAGATCTTCTACAGAAGATGGCTCAAACTCTTCTGCGTCGATGTCTGGAATAATTGTAATGGTGTCTTGTTCACCTTCGTCTGCAGCTTCTTCTACAATTGAATAAATCTCATCTGCGCCTACTTCTTTTGCCATTTCTGACGAACCAGTAACCGTTACTTTTCTACCTTGTGCCATTTTACATTTCTCCTATTTTAGAATATATAATTAATATTATATCACAACTTTTACTGAACAGTACCAAATCCAGTAATATTGAGTCCTGCTGCTATTGCTGTTATTTCTGCTGCAGTTAAATCTGCTGTGCCAGTTGTGGCACTCGTTGCTCTTGCTCCACTTGAATTAGTAGAAGCTGTAGATGGACTTGTGGATACTGGTTTTCTAATCCCGCCATCTGATACATACATATCTCTAGCTAAAAACTGGTAAGTTTCAATCAATGCTTGCCCACCTGGGGCATAGCTTGTTGTCATGCTCATTAGCTGGATACTCTGAAGTACTATATCCATACTACTTGATGCAGTCTTTTGGACTAATCTTTCATTGTAATCAGTAGCCATCATTCTATCTAGAACACTAAAATTGTCTTCGTTATTGGTTCCTTTGTTAGTTCCAATTGTTGTAACAGAACCTTCTTGTGTTCCGTATTTTACAATAAAGTTAAAAGGTGGATGTGCTGAAAATATGTTTCTCATATCAGAACTACCTGGATCTCCAGATAGTCTGTCTAGACTTCCAGCGCCCTTGTTTCCATTAGCCCAATACTTTTGGATGTTTTTTTCATCCTCATCTGATTCAGCTCCACTTAAAAGTTTTGATTGAATTCTTTTTGAATCTTTTCCTTCTTTAAAAGCTAATGCTCTTTGGTCTGCAGCTTTAGAAAGTAGATCTCTCATTCTTCCTGGGTATCTTGAATACACAGAAAATTCTCCACTGATTATTCTGGTTCCAGTCATCATTACATCATAGTTGTATGACCAAAAACCATACAATGGTTGCTTCTCTTGTTTTATAAGGAAAGCAAAGTTTGCGATGTCAAGTTCATCGCCGGCATCAAATAGGCCATCCATGTATATTTTAACATCTTCACCAGAAAAGTAATAATCATAATAGTTACTAAACTTTGCTGTATCATCTACTTTGCCTGCCCACTTTAAGTCAATGTCTTCATTGAGTGGATCAAAGCTTTTTGGATTTATAATGTCTAAAGTATTTAAGTTACCTTTAGCATCAAAGGTTTGATTGTAGAATTGAGGACTAACGTAAGAACTAAAAGGTCTGTACATTTTTCTGCCTGGTTGATTTTGACTATTGCCTACTACCATTATAATCCTTATATTTTTTTTATTCTATCAATAAATGATGTATACGAAGTTAGTGTGTCTTGAGCAAAGAAGTTTTTTTGTCTCTCGTAATAGACAGCTGCTTCATCTTCTGACAACATTGTTGGATCGTTCTCTATGGATATTAAAGGTTGAATTCCTCTAGCCATAAAAGTATAAGTCTGTTCCGTGATAAGGTCGTCTACAGACATTGTACCACCTTCGTCTACTATAGTAACTCCGTATAGTTTCATTTTAGCCCCAAGACCATATTCATTAAAGAATGATAAAACTATATCGAACGGAGGAAGCATGTCGGCAAGGGGCGCAAAGAAGAGTCCAGATTCAGACATCATTTGTCTAAACTCTTTAATTCTATAGAAAGCATATTCGTTGAATACTGTGAATATTAATGAACCAGCTATAGTTCTTCCACCCTTGACAAACCCTCTGGGATTAACGTGTCCCAGTGTTCTTATTGGGGCATTCTCTCTATGTATTGAGTAGGAGATAGTTTGTATTTCTGCCATCTCAAGAACATCGGCTTCACCTATTGTTCCTTTTTCTCTATCTATAGTAGGAAGAACTATTGTGGCTGTAATGTCAGTTCCAGAGAACGACATGTTAGAGAATGGGTCTGGTAGTCCTTTTGCAGCTCTATTTGAACTTATTGAAGTCTGTTCATACTTCCAGTTTTGTTGCTTTGATTCCATTATACCTGCCTATAAAAAAGCATAGAGGACCTGTATTAACAAGTCCTCCACGCCCTCAGATTGAATTATGTTTATTTATGGTCTGATAATTTGAGTATTCAAACCGCTCTCTCCAGCGGTTTCTCTACTGATAAGATCCTTAAGATCGCCAGTATTAAACTTACCAAGATTATCTGTAGTGATTCTGTACATAGGACCGATTTCTCTAGCAACATATGTCATCGTTTCTTCGATTACAATGTCGTCCATTGAAGCTCCTGAACCTTCGTTCAGAAGTTCTACACCGTAGATTGATCTTACAGCACCCTGGCCGTATTCGTTAACGAAGGTGATTGTAATATCAAATGGTGGAATCTGGTCTGCATAGAATGGGACCTGAGAAACAATATCTCTTGCCTGATCGCTCAGTTCAGAGATGCCTCTCTTGTGGTTTGGATCACCAGGAAGCGTATTGTGCTTTCTGGTAAAGAACTTCATAGATTGATCAGTTGCGTGGTGTGCCTCAAGCATTTGGTAAAGAGCTGGACGATCAAAAACAGTAAAGATTAATGATCCTGCAATTCCTCTTTTGCCTCTTGAGAATGATCTTGGGTTTGGTGAACCCATTGTATAGATTGGTGCCTTTTCTCTTGTTACAGAAAAAGTAATTCCTGATAGTGCACCGATTTCAACGCCACCAAAGGTGGCAACAATATCAGCTCCAGAAAATGTAGTATAAGTATTAAGGTACTTATTTACTGGGCCGTCATAGTATTCGCCTGCCATAGTATACCCTCCAATTCGGTATTAAAAATATATGGTTTATTTATAGGTTAATAGCTACTTGAACTTCAATGTTCTTGAGTTCAAATGCTGGTGTTATCACGAGATCGATAAACGCTTTGTTCTCTGCTGGAATGTAAGAGACTGCAAAGTCACTGTCCAGAAGAGCTCCAAGCTGTTGCATCCCGCGCAAGGCAGAGGTAATTGCTGTTTCCATCGAGTTACGTGTTTGTATTGTTGATGGTTCACCAATAAACTTCTGACAAACTTGTCTGATTAACAACGAAGCTTCTGTTACAATTCTCATTGTAGAAACTCTTGTGTAGTCAGAGGTTGAACCTGCAAGTGTCAAACCTTCGATGAAGGTTGGAACCTTATTAAAGTTCAGTGCTAGGCAGTTTACCCCAAGATTAGAAAGCGTAAGCTGTTGTGATCTTGTTGGGTTATATCTGATTGAAGATACATTGTATGCTGTCTTGTTAACAGGAGAGGTGAATGAAGACATTCTGCTTATTGCAGCAGCAAGTGTTGTTGCTCCATTAGTGTAGCCCCAAGCTGTTGGATAATTCACTGGCTTTAATTCTGTTGCAATTACAACAACGTGACGGCCAACTTCTGCTAGGCTTGCATTATCTCTTGACAAGAGACTTGCAGGACCAGCTCCAAGATGCGTTCCAACCTGACTTGGAGTCATTGACTCATAGTTAGATGTGGATGGATTCCATGGCTTGATTCCCATTACAGCAAAGCATGGGTGCGAATTTTCTGCAATGTCTTTAACAGCATTTGCAACTTTGACTGCCCAGCTCTTTGTTGGGTCAGTTGAGTTATTTGCGTAGAAGCCATACTCTTCGTCATCACCAGGAGTAGCAGTACCCTGCCAGTCATTAGGATTGCCACCACGACCCCAAGGGATGATGATGTCTGGCTGTGAAGCCTCAGCAGCTGCAAAAGCAGCGTCAAAGATGTTAACTGGTGTTGCAGCGCCGTCTGTTATGGTTCCATTGGTATGGTTCCATACTGTAGCAACAGGGAGTGGAACGATATAAATTCTTTCTGCACCACCTGCAACGAGCTCAATAAAACCTTTGTGAATTGGTGAGTTCTCACCAAATGCTGTGATAATGTCAGATTCTGTAGTAGCCTGAACTACGTCAAGATCCTGAACATATTGAGTGCCGTCTGCATGAACCGGATTAATAGTTCTTTGTGCAATGAGGCACACTCTTGGTCCGACAGGAATGTCCTGACGGGAGATGCTATAAAAGCGATCTTTAATTATAGTTTTTACACCTGGTAAAGCCATTAGATTTAAGTCCTCCGATTGCGGCGATTTGACAATTTTACTTCAGTCATATAGTAATAGCCTAGCTATCGAAACAAACTACATTAAGTATTTGGAGTGGCAGTCTGGTGCAAATCTATAATATTTAGCTCACTGTTGGTAAAGTCTGGAGTGGCCATTGAATATCTTTGATCTAAAATAGACTGCTCATAGGCCATATATCTACGTACGTCTATTGCTATTCTCTCAATAGTGTCAACAGTTGTAGCTATTAGCTTTTCTGTAGTTAGCATATAGGTTATAGTTCTTTTGACTATATCGGTTGAATCCCTATTTATGTCTGAGTCTGACAATCTTCTTGAGTACACTAACTCTGCTGCCCCTAGTCTTTTGAAAACTGGAGTGTGCTCTAACATAAAATCTTCAAATATTTCAGCTAGATTATCTGCTACTTGAGCTCCTGAATATCTTTTTTCTAATTCATTTTCAGCAGTGCCTGCATTTGCCCTTGTTATTATAGTAAAACTTACTACATTTTGAAACCTTTGACCAAATACCATTACATCTTTAGTGTTCTGAGTGTTTCTAGTTCTTGGCTTAGGCTCATTACTGTGTGTTTTTCTAATTTCAAGACCGTAAACTATAGTAGGATACTCTGCATACTGACCACCAGATGTTGGCTGTAGCTTAATGTCTGGATATGCGTTTTCCCAGAGTGCTTTTACAACTGCTATAAATTCTAAATAGCTAAGATTGCCAGAAGCTTGAAGCGGTGCACCAAATCTTCTGTCATTATTTATTTCATTGACTCCTGTTACGGGAAACCTGAAAGCATTTTGTGACATTTTATGTTCCTCTACCTGTAGCTACATTAAAACTTATACTTCTTAAAGTCCTAACTGATGTCAAAGAAATATTAAAATATATCTTTCCTTTTTCTAGCTTGTCTGCAAATGCGTCAAAATGATAATCTCTTATTATGTCGCCAGACTTTAAAGAATTTAAAAGAGCGTCAACACTTCTTATTAACTTGTCATAAGAAAACTTGCCTAAAGAAGAAAAACTCATAGACTGGATTTCTGCTATAAGCATAGCAACTAGTCTAATATTGGATGCGTCAGCGTAGTTCTCGCTAATTGACATCGTTAAGTCTCCACTTATTCGAACATTATAAGGAGTTCCTTTTCTAGTTCTGTGTGCTGGAGTTATGGAATTTATTTTAAGATCTGACAATTGTTTTGCTTGTAGCGAGCTTAGGCCTCCATTTGCTGCAGCGAGTGCAGAAGGTACTTGTTTCTTAGCTAAACCATAGTCAACCCTAGTAGAAGCTAAGACTGAAGCAAAAGCGGCTGCTGAAGATGAAGAATAAGTTTTTTGTGCTTGCTTATGATTAAATATACATTCTCCATAAACTAAAAGCATATACTTACCCGTATCTTTAGTTATGAATCCATCTTGAGTAGTCTCAGATAATAGATTAAAATCTTTTGACATAAGTTCAGCAATATCGGAATCAGTGCTGTTAACACTTCTTGATCCTATTACTCCAAGTTGAACTTCGCCTGTAACTAGTTGTACGGAATTGCAATGATCTGCTAACTGTCTAACAAAATTAACATTTTCAGTAGAAACAATAGAAGTTTCAAGTGGAACTATTATATCTAAAAACTCATAATCTTTTATTATGTTATAACACTTTTGAAGTCGTGCATAGTATAGTTCATAAAAAGAATAAACGTTTGGAGTTGCACTTGAGTCTGCATAAGTTTTTATGTTTCTTCTTGCTACTTCAGGCTGATACTCGTTCATGTATCCAGCAGACATAATATAAATATCTCTTGCTCCACACGAGTATGCGTCTAATAAGCCTCTAAGTAGCGGCGATTCCATATCTGCTCTTAGTGCATTGATTCCATCTTGCATTGATGTTATTCTATAAATCGAATACGGCTCCATTGCGCTCGTATGACCAATTAACATAACAGTATTAGTTTCAGAATAACCCATGTCTACATACAGGGATCTACTTCCTACTTGTATACTCTTGTCGGATACTGAATATTCTTGATCAGGCTGCTGAATAGGAGCTTTACACTGTAGATTAAACTCTCTTAAGTCACTTAAGTCGTCTGCAGTAGTGCTGACCTGTATTGTATACATTCCTTCAAATAAACTAGCTGGAAGAGTCATATTTAAAACAAAAGATCCAGTTGACAATCTTTCTAGAGTTGTATTTGAATCTAAGTTTTGTTTTAAAGAAGGAGTAGCTGAATTTATCAAAGATATATTATACTTAAGTGGGCCAACTATTATTGGTCCTGGTGTATTGTACCCTCTTTTTAGATAGACATAAATATCGTCATCTGGATCAATGTATGTATGCCCAGATCTATAGACAAAAGGTATCTCTATTGATTCGCCTGCATTCAAAATTAGCATTAGCTAGGGACTTCCTTAGTTGCTCCAACAATCCAATATGTGACTTCGCCGTGTCTTCCTCTGACTGGGTAAGAGTCGTCTATTAGATACATCATTATAGGCTCTAGTGGATTAAAAGAGCCTTCGTATATTCTATCACCTGGTTTAGGATTTACTGTTGATTCAAAGTAATATAATAAATCAGAGTTAACAAGTGCACCTTCTGGATACTCTTCTGCTGCTGTAGCTAAAGCAAATTTCTTAGGAAGATGAGATCTTGTTGTATATCTTTGCATTTCCGTATCATAAACAAAATCGTCAGATAACCTTCTTTGAAAAAGTATGTCATGACCCCATTGTCTTAGTATTTTTTTAAATACTTTTTGTGCGTTAATCATATCTCTTTATATTTCTGTCAGGTATTGGGTCAAACCCTTCCCCACCTGTTTCTCCAGGCCTATACATATCTCTTGATCCGTATATAGCATTGTCATTTACATAGATTAATGCACCGGTTTGTGGATCTAAGGAACCTCCACCTTTGTACGTTCTTGAGGTTGGAAGGCCTTTTGGCTGAACACCTCTTAGTCCGACTCTCTTCGTCATTATTTCTTTTCTTAAGGCTGCAGCAATTTGACACCATGTTGTTGCGTTAGCTCTTGTGACGGTAGCTCTAGGAACGTTTTTGTTGCTTATTTGTAGATCTCCTAGTTGAACGCTCAGCTCGTCATCTCCACCAAAACCATACGTTCTACTTAGCTCACATGCAACAGACGCTCTAATATATTCTAATACGGAATATGTAGAGTTTGTTACAGCAGCTATCTTAAGCAAGGGGTCTTCATCTAGTGCTGCAACTTGAGTGATCCCATACAATTGATTAATTTCATGGGAATACCTATGAATCATTTCACCAATTTCTAACAGTGTTGCGTCTGGGAATATTGGCAACAGCTCTTCTGGGTCAAGATATAGGGGAGACAAACTTGGTGCAAATACAATTATTTCGTCTTCCCTCAGTGTGACAGTAGGCTTATATTCAACAGAAGGGGTGCTAACATATAGCTGTTGAGTAACCCTAACATATGAACCGTTAGATAAAAGCCCCAGAAATAGAATACTGTACTCTCCAGCCTTAGTCGGAGTAAAGTCATAATAACACTCTGACGACCCTCCTGAAGGCACTGGGACGCCTGGATTAGGAGTTATTGCGTTAGCTCCATCTTTGTCAGTAATGTTGACGGAAACAGATACTGGAGAAATTTCTATCTGTTCAGAAGTGTCTGGATTGACGTCTACAAACTTAACCTTTATACGAACAGTATCGTTAACTAAAACGTTGCCTATAGACATATTTACACCTCAAATTAAAGCAGATTATAGAATAATAGTAGTGTTAAATTAACTCTAGTGCAATTTCCCCAGATTTTTGAGCAGCTTGAACAGCTTGGTATACTGCTGCTTCTTGACCTGAATCAACCTGTATAGTCATGATTCCTGATGAAGTAAAATCTATTGACATTACACCAATGGTGGTATAATTTGAATAATCTTCTCCAGCTACCTGAACTACGTTGATGTTACCTATGGTTATGGGGTTAGATATGCCAGCAATATTAATTATTAATGATCCAAAATAACTAATATTAGATTGATTATACGTTATTGAGTCATTGTACAGCATGACCTATATAGTAGTGATTTATTGGATTATTTAAAACGAAAAAATATATTATAATCTGCTAGCTCTAAAGAGTATATTGTTTAGATGAAGCTCTTTTAGTTGCTTCTTCTATTAGGTTTGGCATCCATTTTTTGTAAGGATTGTCCTCACCAACTATCTCTTCTCGATCAAAAGAAGTGCCGTAGCAAGCAATGCTTAGGTAGGCGTATCTCTGACCTGCTGAGACTGGAAGGACTTCGTGTCTTCCTATATAAGATGAGGGATATATTGCAACTGATCCCATTTTTGGCTTCCAGGTTGTTGAAATATTAGGAAAGTGAAGCTCTCCACCAACATAGTTGTAACCATTCAACTCTTGCTCTGAATCAACGCAATCATTTAAATACAAGTTTATGCTAGAACTGTTATGCATTGACACCTGATTGCCAGTTGGCTTTCCCCACTCATAAGGAACTTGATCGTCACAGTGCTGACCTATTCTTTGTCCATTCTCATATCCTGCAATGTGCCCATTTGGTCTCCACCAAGAAGTTGTCCCAGCATCGGGGAAATAGCAACAATATTCTACAAGGGCATCATATAATGCGTCTTCTAGTGAATCTATGAAATCAATATATTTTTTAGGTACTTCTATGTTTAGCTGACTACCCTTTGTGTCCAAGAATCTTTGAGGTGCTTGCTGTATATCTTCTAAGCTAAATCTAAAACCAGTTTTGTTAGTAGCATACTTTACTCCGTTTTCTTCATGATAAGTAAATGTATCTTCTTGGTTCTTGCGAATCCAATCCATATATTCAAAAAGAAAATCTTGATCTATATTGATTACGTTTTCGCAAATAACTACGCCCATTCCCATATGTTTTGATATCATAAAGTTCCTTAATAATTTGATTTTGTAATATAAAACTGAGGAGAATCTTCTTTGTACCCAGATTCTAATAGATGTTTTTTTAGATCTTCTCTAAGCGTGGTCATGTAAACGTTTGTTGCCTTTTTCGACAATTCAGGTTCTTTTAAAGGATCTGCTACATATTCGTGAACTGCAGGATTGGGAGTTCCTTGACTATACCATCCAAGATAGCTGTATCTAAAACCTTCTTTTACCGGCTTGACCTCATGGGCTGCCATGTAGTTGGATGGAAAGAATAATATATCACCCTTCTTAGGAGAGTAATCTATGTCCAGATAGTTAAAGTAGTGATGTCCACCAATGTAATTTTGCCCGTCTAAATCTTCTTTATTATCAACCGAATCATTAAAGTAAACTAGACTTGTAACAACATTTCTTAACGCCAATTGATCTTGAGGTTCTAAGATTCCATATATATAATCGCCACTGATATCTGAATGCGAACCAAGATAAACATCTTTTGGATACTGCAATATGTGACCCTTAACTTTCCACCATACGCATTTGTAAGCTAATGGAAATAGTTCAAAGTACTGCAGTAAGCATTTGTCTTTTGCTAACTCTATAAAAGAAAAGAGATCACGTAGATCTTCGTTATCCTTGTAATGAATTGCACTAGCTCTCTTTGGCATGAGGTCAATACTTTCTTTGTTAAAAAAGTATCCGCTTTTATTTACGTATATTTCTTGACCAGTTTCAGGGTCTATGCCAGAAGAGTACATTTCGTTCCACTCTTCTTCTATTAGATCATTTGATCTATTAAGTAAATTCTGCCAATCTAAATCTAGGCAACCTTCAAACACTACTACTCCACCACCTAGGTGTTTTGGTTCGACTTTATTAAAAATCATAATCTGCCAATCTCTTCATTAGTGTTATTGCTAGTCATTGGTCTATTTGCTGCCTCAGTCAATAGTGCTAATTCCTCTTTGTTTGTTTTAGGATGTCTTTTTTCTATTAATGTTAAATAGTCTTGCACTATGTTTGGCATCCACACTTGACCACTATCCATTACTTCTGAAGGCTGCCTTATGTTTACCCCCCTGGATGGATCGCTAGACCCTTGTGCAAAATATCCAACGTAAGCATATCTTTCTCCGTCTTTGCATTCGAGAACTTTGTGTGTTCCGAGATAGTTCGATGGAAACATCAATACGTCACCTGCTTTTGGAGAGTATGTAAAATTTGCGTATGGAAAAACTATTTCTCCACCTATGTAATCATTATTGCTTTTTATTTCGCTATAAGAAGAAACTGAATTATTAAAATAAATTAGCCCACCTAAAACATTTCTTATTGCTAGCTGTTGATCTGGTTCTGCTCCTGGTTGATAATTGACATCATTGTCACAGTGCTTTCCAAATCGCCCGCCTTTTCCATATCCGACTATATGCCCTTGAGTTCTCCACCATAAGCAGGTCAGTACCATAGGAAACATTTCTACGTATCTAAGCATGCACGAGTAAAGAACGTCTTCGCAAGCCTTAAAGAAGTCAAAATACTTTTTATCTAGACCTTCATGCATAAAATTCATTATATGATTGCATGCAATATCTACGTCTTCTAGAGTATATCTATGTCCGCTTCTATTTATTGCATAAATTGGATTGCCAAAATTGTCATTGATAAAAGTAAAATCGTCTTCTAAAGCTTTTAATCTTAAAGATCTTGCAAACTCCAATATATAATCATGATTTTCCATGGGCAGTACATTCTTAAAAAGAACAACTCCCATATCATGAATTTCTATATTTTCTTCTTTTATCTCAAACACTATATTAACCTAGGTTCCGTTCCACATGGCCCTTCTGGGATGTCGTTCGTTGATAGCTTTGATTCTTCTTTTTTATCGACTTCAATAACATCATGACTTTGAGAGTATTGAGTAACTTCTCTACCTTGGTAAACTGGATTCCAACCAGCTTCAACGCCAAATTCTTGTGATCTATTTTCCCATCTAGAATAAGGAGTCCTACAATACATTTCGTAGTCATCGTAAATATTATTAAACCAAACAGGTGGACACCATTCAAAACTTTCTGATGGTTCAGATATTATTATATTAGCTGGCTGATCAGATGATCCTTGTCCAAAGAAAGTTAAATATGAATACCTAACTCCGTTTCCCATTCTTCCCACATCGTGTGCTGCAACGTAGTTTGTTGGGAAGAATATGATATCTCCCTTTTGAGGTTTGTAAGAAACTCCTAAATGGACAAATCTTAAATGTCCACCTGTAAAGTTTCTACCATTTAATTCATTTTCATCATCAACACAGTCATTTAGGTATACTAATGCCCCACATGTTTGTCTTGATGCAACCATTCCTTTTGGCATGTACCTGACGCCATTCGTAACTTTATAATTTGTATCATTGTCTGCGTGACATCCTAAGATTCCACCATCTCCATACCTAAGAACGTGACCTCTAGTTTTCCACCAGATAGATCCAATCATCAAAGGATAATGATCTATGTATTTAATTAGACCTTTATATATTTGATCTTCTAGATAAATAAAGAAATTTTTTATTTCTTCTTCTGTCTTAGGATTGACCGGGTCAAGTATTCTTACTGGAGCTGCTGGAACATCTTCCATTCTATATTTGAAACCATCTTCATTGATTCCGTATGTAATGCCATCTATTTCTTTGTATGACCATCTATTCTTATGTGCTTCTTCAGCTCTTGAGTCTATATGGTCTAGTACTAAATCTTGATCTATCTTAAATGCATTTCTAACCACGACTATGCCAGGCGCTAATTCTTCTGCTTCAAAGTCTGCTATTTCTTTTATGGTTACCTCATCAAAATGAGGCGATACTGGATATGCACTACTACTCATTCTTGATTCGTCTTTTTCAAAAAAAGAACTACTATCTTTCATTATCCCAGCACCTCATCTATGGCTTGTCTGATTGTCCATCCAGCACCTTGTATTCTTGGCACTTCATCTAGCGGCATATCTTGCCAGTTAAATCTAGATATCATAACTCCATCTCTACTAACTAAAAACTTTTCATAGTTATGAGAGATTCTTGCCATTGCTTGGCCTGCTAAGTTCTGCCCTCTTTGAGCTTCTTTGCTACCATCTGCTGGAAAATCTGAATACCCTCTTTTTTCATAACCCTTAAGAAATGCAAAAGCTTCATGCTCATCTTTTCCATTGACTTCAACTTTTTCAAAAATAGGAAAAGTGACAAAGGAATAATTCTGCTTAATAAAATCTGCTATTTCTTCATTAGTGCCAGGGTCCATCGACCCAAACTGATTACATGGGAATGCTAGTACAGAAAAACCTCTATCGCTAAATTCTTCATGCACCTCCTGTAGTTGCCCAAGCTGTCTACATGTTCTTGCATAAGACCATAACTTTGAGCACTGGGGTTCATAGCCGTACTTGCTAGCTATATTCACCACTAAGGTTATCTTACCTTTAAACTCAGAAAGGTAGTTCTCTCTACCGTATATTGAAGAAGCTGAAAAATTATAAAAAGACATTATTTAATCCCAACAAATGAAGCTGTTAGATACTGATCTATTTCTATCATTCCAGCTATTTTATTATCTTCTATTAAATTTGCAGTTATTGATATACTAGATTTTATTGGAAAATCTGTTTCTACAGAACAAAAAAATGTTGTGCCTTCAAACTTTGCGCCAGTAAATGCAATAGACGCTTTATCATGTTCGATTGAACCTTGCAGTCCATCGTAATCAAGGTAGAAACCACTACCTTTCAGTGGTCCAAAAGTGTCTATGTTTAAAGTGTATTTTTCTTTTCCAAATGGAGTATCAACATCAATATTCCATTTTCCAAAGATGTTTACTATATTAAAAGTCTGAGTCATAACTACAATTATATCACATAATTTTTATTCGTAGAAAAAAGTTCCTTCAGAAAGAGCTAATGGAGGATTATCTTTATGCCACACATTTGTAACCATGACTTGTCTAAGTCCAGATTTTGCAGGAGTGCTACCGTGGACTATGTGCCCTGAATCAAAAATAATTAACCTATTTCCTTTATATGCTATTCTTTCTCTGTCTTCTATTGGTGATATGTTTTCTTTATCTTTAATTTTATCTAAACTTTTTTTCTGGCCATCTACTAAAATATTTTTATGAATTTCTAGAAAACCACCATCTGAGTTATCTATTCCGTAATATACGCAGCCCATAGTTGGTGCTTGAAATGTTTTATCTTTTTTATATAGGAAAGTGTCTTCGTCTACATGAAGATCTATATACTGACCTGGGCTATAGGTTCTTGTCCAGTACTCAAAGCCAACAATATCTTCACATGGCCATTCCATGTATTGTTCCCAGATTTGTTTTATTACTTGTTTTTTTAAAGTATTTGCTGGACTTTTCCACCAACCGTCCCAAAACATAAATGGCGAATAATGACTAGAGGGTTCTTCGTGGTACATCATTAAATGAGCAGCTATTTGATTTGTTTCTCCCATAGATTTTGGGAAAAACAAATCATCTTTTAATACTTGATTGTAGAGATTTTCATGTAAGCAATTATCTTTTACTATCATAGGATGATTGTAATGCTTTAATCCGTTTGATTACGGAAATCAACTGGTTTGATTAAATTCTTTACATACTCTTTAATTAGTTCTTTGTCTTGTAGATAAATATTCTTTTTTATTATATCCGTAATACTATTGTTCTTCTCCACATAAGAAGGACCACTAAAGTATGCCTTATTTAAAACGTCTACAGGGGTAGCTGAAAGTATATTTAATTCATTTTCAATACAAAATTTATATATTTCAGTTTCAAAAAATGTTTTTTCTTTCTCTAACATAGAAGATGGAATATTTAAATTTTCTGGATAATTACTAGCTAAGGAACCTAATGTTCTGTATCTTAGTTTTTTCATAAACCATTTCTTAAATTTTTCTGGCACAACTGAATTTTCCTCTATAGACTTTCTTGGATCTTCATCACCACTTAGGTATAAAGACAAGACAGTATCAGGCTGAGATTCTGCTAGTTCATCTAATGCATCTTGCGGTATTGACCAATCTATAAATGCTTTATTACATCTAACTGCAATATTCTCCTCAGAGTTCCATGGATCTTGATTTAGCAAATTCCATTCATATGCCATCTTTACAGCATGAGCGAAAGTTCTGCAGTAATTGACACGAATAGGCCAGTCTTTATAATTTCTATCATTAAGTTCGCTAGAATATTCCACTTTTACTATATAGATATTGGACATTGAAGATAAGAAAACCGTCCATCCTTTTACATTATCTCCACCAAGTTGACTTCTGTCGCAAACATCTGCTGCACCTTCTTTATTTGTGTCGAGGAATCCGACGGCAGCATAATCTTCAAGGTCGCATCTTCTAGCATCATCCACTGGAGAAGGAGCTCCTCCTAGAGCTTCTTTATAATCTGATACAGACTGCATTATAAAGAATGCATTTGTATTCTTACTGTAGGAGTTATTTAATACGTCTTCAATAAATTCATAATTTTCGTAATTTATATCTTCTGTATAATTTTGCGAAATAATTCTATATACAAAATCTGTCTTATAGACATTTATTTTTGTAAAGGCTATTAAAGTTTTGTCGCCAATGTCATATATGTCGTAGTTTAAGTATTCCTGTAGCCCACGAGGATGAACTGTATTTAAAGTAAAGTTTTCTTTAATAGACGTTACTGCATAACAGGCGTAGTTGGAGGGACTATATTCTTCGATTGCTTTGTACTGCATTTGTGCTCCAGTTATAAGGAAGATATCTTAATGTCAATATCTTTTATCTTACAAATTATACCATAAATATCATTTTGCGCTGTGCTGTTTTCAGCGGGCGTAAAGCTTTCTTCGTCAAATTCTTCTGGATCAATACCCAATACCGACAACCTCAAGATTAAGGCTTTTTCAAGTTCTGCTTTTACCAACTGGTATGCTTGTTTTTTTTCTTCAGAAGATAGAGTAAATTTCATATATCACTCTTCTAATAAGGACATCTGATTATTTAAAATTTCTAGTGAATCAAGAGCTTTTTTTAGATTTTGTCGTGAGCTTATAGTTCCTAAATCTATTGGATCAACTGACGAATCTTCAACTTCAAATGAGCTTTCATCAAAACTGTCTGGATTAATCCCTAGCTCTGCTAAACCTGTATATACTTTTTTTTCATATTTTAGAATATTTTCTTGTAATATTTCTATTTTTGCGCTTTTCTCTATATTGTTAAAGATCATTATTTTTCCTTTGCGTGAAAACTTATTTTGATATAGTACTTAAATTTACTAGAATTTGCAACCTAGAACCTTGGTCATTTGGTTGGATCAACAAGGTTTAATAGTCCATCATGCTTTGGCCCTATTGCATTTCCATTTTCATCCAAGCCAGTTCTGATTCCGTTCATCCAAGTCCAAGGCTGCTCATGAAGTTTCTTCATTTTTGCATCTCCGTATGATTGACGTTTGGCCATTAATTCTGGTTTATCCCAAAGGTTTTCAACTACTACTTCTGCATTTTCTAGGAGATCATTTTTATAAATATTAAAGAACATAAATGGCATTCCTGCTTCAAACCTAATTGGTTCACCAATCTTGGTTATCTTCCAGTTCATGTTAAATTCATCAGGCCACCAAGAGCTTGGTATAGTGGCCGACAATGGAGCAGCTCCATCTATAAAGTAATTAGGAGAACCTGTTATCCATGTGTCATAACCATCTTCAGTATTGATAGCCCATCCTGTAGCAAAAGAAATTATCCCTATTATAGAAGGTATTACTACTGGTCTTCCATTCAAGAATTCACCTTCCAAGACCCTAGGTGTAGTATTCCCGCCATCCCATTGAACTACTACATCTTGTTGTAAAACTAACTCCCAACCGTTAACATTGGCTGCTGTCATTGGGAGACATTTATAGGCATGCTTCTTGTAGGTTTCATCCATCCAGTCTCTTTTAAGTCTAGACTGCTTTATATCTGGCGGATTTTGATGAGTCTTAGTTAGGGTTATTCTAGTCATCTTAAAGTTTTTTAAGGGTAACTCCAGATTCTTCTTTAGTTTCATCTTGAGAGTTTGCTATTTGATGATATTCTTTATTGTTGTCTTTATAATCAAACATTGTAACTGCTGAATACTTAACACCTTCAGTTACGGGCAATGATCCGTGAGCAAAAATGTATGTTGAAGGAAAGAAAAGTACATCTCCTTTTTTAGGCTTAAACTTTAAGTTGATATAAGGAAACCATAGTTCTCCACCTTCATAATTGTCATTTAAGTAAGCTATAGAAGATAGCGTGCACGTATATGAAAAGCCATGATCGGTATGAACAGAAAAGTGTTGCCCAACTTCATATCTAACAAAGTTGATAGATTCCATAAATTCCATTTTAAAATTATATCTAGATTCATAATCTGCTAGACATTTTTTTAATATAGCGTCTGTATCATCATAAACATTTTTAATTTCTTTTAAATCTTCAGGCAGATAAGGCCAATGAGCTGGACCGACTTTTAGGTCAACACAATCTCTGTAGTCTGGCATTGGCGTATTGTATCCAACTGTAGCTGTATTCCACTTAAAATGTTCATGCTTACTATCTTTTAGGGTTTCTTCTAATCTACCAATAATATTTAGGTCATCTGACATTACGTCCCTATACAGGATGATTCCAAACTTAGGATCTTCTACGTTATAAATTTCCATTTTTTCCTTATCGGTATTTAGTTCTGCTATAATATAGCACGTAGTTTCGGGCAAATCAAACTAGATTGGAGCGGCAAGATGGATGAGTCATTAATAAAGCCAGGACATTTTGGCAGGGATGTTAAAAACATAAAGGTGTATAATAATTTTATTGAATTAGAAGACCTTAAAATTATACAAAAGTTTTTACCTACTATTTCAGAATGGATGGATGCGGGTGAGAATCAGTATGCAGACGATGGCACTTGTACATATGACGCTTCTTACTGGGCGGATAGACAATGTAGTTGGGATATACTTCAAAGAATAAATATAGAAATATATAATATTGTAGAAAAATATATTCAAAAAATGAAAAAATGTTTAGAAAATTCTTTTAAAGTTAAGCTATCAACAAGACCACCAGTGATCATCAAGTGGCGTCCTGGCATGGAGCAAAGACCTCATGCAGATAAACAAATGAATGATGGAAGACCTAATCCTTTTCCCACTTACGATATAAATTCATTAATTTATTACAATGATGACTTTGAAGGTGGAGAATTATATTACCCAGAATATGATCTTGTAATTAAACCGCAGCCAGGATTAGGAGTTGCTCACCCTGGAGACATAGACTACCTTCATGGAGTAAAGCCAATTATTTCTGGAGAAAGATATACAACTCCATCTTTTTATACTATTACAGAATTAAAATAAAATGGATAAGATTCATGTTATTAAAAATATTATAGATGAACAAGATTTACAACAAATTATATCGTACCTAAAAGATACTCCAGTTACGATTGATGAATCTGGATATTCTCCATTTGGAGTGTATGCTGGAAATGGTAGCCCTACCTTACCTGAGCTTCTCAGTAAGTATTATGATGCATTAAAAGAAATAATGGAAACTTCTTTTGATTGCAAAGTTTTTGATGAAGGAGTAAGTAGCATAGTAGAAATGAAAACTGGTGATTCAATGCCGGTTCATCTGGATCACGGATCTGCTCAAAATCAAAGTGTTGGCTTAAAAACTGGCGCAGGACACCCAACTAGAGACCTTAGCTCAGTACTCTATTATAATGATGACTATGAGGGTGGAGAAATTTATTTTCCTAATCAAGACTTATTGATTAAGCCAGAACCTGGAATGTTTGTTTGTTTTCCCGCAAAAGATGAATTCCCACACCAAGTCAAGGAAATAAAGAGTGGATACCGTTGGTGCTCTACTAATTTTTGGTGCATTAAGAAAGACTAAGCTCTCAAGTCTCCCAATGCAACCCAAGTGTCAGTAGCTCTTTTTATTAAAGTGACAGAAGACCACTGTGCTCTTAGTATCAAGCCAGGAGTAGCGTTTATAGTTACGCCACCAGTTGCAGTAATTGTAGTTGCACCTGTTCCTGTTTGAAGTATTGTAATTTGCGTTCCAACAGGAAAAGGCACAGAAGAATTTAATGGAACAGTTAAAGTATTGGCTGAAGCATTACTTATTTCAACCATTTTCCCCTTATCTGAAAGAACTAAAGTGTAAGAAGCAGTTTGGGCATTTGTAATAACATCATCAATTAAGCTTGTTGCAACCCCAGCGGATGCTCTAGTGAGATCAATGTAGACACCACGGGCATCTCCACCCTGTTCAAAAATACGCAGTCTATTTTGCCAAACGTCAATAGTTACACCAGTTCCAGCAATCGTGCTGTTAGTTGCCGGTTTGTAAAGCAGTATCTCTCCACCTTCATCTCCATTTGCATGACTTGAAATTAGTCCAGGAGATGCTGTTGCCGTGATTGTTGAAAAAGAAGAGCTAACAGTATCGTTAACCCAAGCAGATCCATTATATTTTAAAATTTGACCATTTGCGACACTTGTTATCGTAACGTCAGTAAAATCATCTAATACCGCTGTACCTAGTGAACCAGCTGGACCTGTAGGACCAGTAGGGCCTGTAGGGCCAGTGGCTCCTGTAGCTCCTGTTGGTATAGAAAAGTCAAATACAGCAGCTCCTGATGAACCAACATTAGTGACAGAAGCTGAAGATCCAGTTGCACCTGTTGTTACTGTTCCTACGGTAATCGTTGCAGCAGAGCCAGTGGGACCTGTAGGACCTGTTGGGCCTGTTGCTCCAGTGGCTCCTACTGGTATGGAAAAGTCAAATACAGCAGCTCCACTTGTTCCTGAATTGGTAATAGATACCGATGACCCAACTGATCCTGTGGTTACTGTTCCTAACGTAATAGTTGCAGCAGGGCCTTGTGGTCCAACGGAACCAGTAGTTGCGGTGTCTGCCCAAATAACAGTAGTATCTACAGGAGCAGTGCCTTGGACTACTATTCCAGAAGGGCCAGAAGGGCCAGTAGGCCCTGTAGCACCTGTTGCGCCTGTTGGTATAGTAAAGTCAAAGGTTGCTGCACTTGATGTGCCAGAATTTGTTACTACTGCTGAAGATCCAGCCGAACCAGTAGTGACAGTTCCAACTGCTATAGTAGCAGCAGAGCCAGTAGAGCCAGTAGAGCCAGTAGGACCTGTCGGTCCAGCAGGACCTGTCGGTCCAGTAAGGCCTGTGTCTCCTCTTGGTATAGCAAAGTCAAAGGTTGCTGCACTTGATGTGCCAGAATTTGTTACTACTGCTGAAGATCCAGCCGAACCAGTAGTGACAGTTCCAACTACAATGGTTGCAGCAGAACCAGTAGGTCCTGTGGGACCTGTAGGGCCTGTAGGCCCAGTAGCGCCTGTTTGCAGAGTGAAGTCGAGAACCGCTGCAGATGAAGTGCCAGAGTTGATAACGGCAGCTGTGCCAGACGACACTGTTCCAACAGTAATGGTTGCAGCAGAACCAGTAGAACCAGTAGAGCCTGTAGGACCTGTAGGACCTGTAAGTCCAGTAGGGCCTGTTGGTCCAGTAGGGCCTTCTGGACCAGTAGGGCCAATCTCTCCAGCAATGCCAGCAGGACCGACTTCAAGACCTGCTACAGCTATATAGATCGATACTCTAACTGAGTTAAGAGCGGGTGGGGATTCAAAATATATAGTTATAGAATCTTCTGTAGTTGCTTCCCATTGTGTAATTATTAACCCATAAGGAGAATCAGCTTCTCTAATAGAAACTGTAACATCTCTGCTACCAAAATTATGACCAATAACAAATTGATCATCTACGTCATTTCCTATTGTAGTGTTAAAAACAGTTCCTTCAAGACTTGGCTGATTTGTTCCTGTCGCAGCAACATATACAGTTGCTCTTACTGAGTTTGTATCTGGAGGAGAATCAAAATATAGCGTTATGGAATTTTGCGTTGTTGCTTCCCATGCAACCGCTAGAGAAGAGTATGGAGAAACATATTCTCTAACAGAAACAACAAGATCTCTTGTACTGAAGTTGTGATTAATAACAAACTCTGTATCTACACCATTTCCCAGTGTAATGCCATAAGCTGTACCACCGCCTCCTACTACTGCTAAACTAAAATCAACTATTTCATTTAAGCTATTTTTGTAAAATATTTTTTCATCATTATAGTTTAAGGCTAGCTCTCCATACTCTAGGTAAGCTGGTGTTGCTGAAGCTGTGCCACTGTTTTTGAGTTTTATAGTATTAGCCATGATATATCTCTTTTACTTAAAGCCAGGGGGGAAGTAGGGAGGGAAGTAGGGAGGAAAGTAGGGAGGAAAGTAGGGAGGAAAGTACGGCGGGAAAAAAGGAGGAAAGAAAGGTGGGAAGTAAGGAGGAAAAAACGGAGGGAAAAACGGCGGAAAGAAAGGAGGGAAAAACGGCGGAAAAAAAGGAGGAAAGTAAGGAGAATACTTAGTGTAAGCTACATCTTCCTTTAAAGGATAGACAGTAGCAGCTGCAGGTGATTCAGATATGATCTCATCTAACCTAGTTAAGTTTCCACCAGAAGGGTCATTTAATGCACTGTTAGACACAACTCCGTACGTCGAAGCCTGCTGCCGTAATCTTAGGATCGGCAACAGGCGGTTTGTCTCCAACTATATTTGGTACGTTATTTTTTCTTGGTCCTGATGAATTTCCACTACTAATAGCCATGTGCTGCCCTGTACTCTAAAGAAGCTGGAATTACTAAAGCTGTGTCACTATTTTTTATTTTCATAGTATTAGCCATTAGTCTTTCCATTCTAACTAAGTTATTATAACATAATTTAATTAGAAGGTTCCACCATCAATTGTATATGAGTCAACTCCAAGTGTAGTTCTAGCTGTTGCTGCATCTACGTCGTCAAGAAGTGTTCTAGCAAAAGAAGTCAATGTTGCGACTGCTGCAGTTCCTGATCCAGTAAAATATGGCAAGGCGTCTGCTGCAGAGGTTAGCCCTGCTATTGCCCCAAGGTTTGCACTGTATGCCTGTACGTTCGTCCCAATGGCCAATCCAAGGGCTGTACGAGCTGCTCCAGCGTCCGTAGAGCCTGTTCCACCGTTAGCTATGGCTATTGTAGTGCCATTCCATGTACCAGTTGATATTGTACCAACTGAGGTGAGGCTTGATGCAGTTACTCCTGAACCAAGAGTTGAACCAGACAGTACTGAAGTTCCTGCAATTAGCAATGACTTTCCAGTTAGAAGGTTCATGTTCTCAGACGAAGTCCATGCATCAGTTGCGTCAACCCAGTTAAAGGTCTTGTCTGTATCACCCTTAAGGGTAAGACCTCCACCATCAGCACCTGCGTCTGTTGGTGTTGTGACCGCTCCGAGTACAAGGTTCTTGTCGTCAATAGTAATTTCTGTTGAGTTAATTGTAGTTGTTGTACCGTTAACTGTTAAATCCCCTGAAAGTACAAGGGACGTACCTGTAGCAGCTCCGATGTTTGGCGTTACAAGTGTTGGCGTGTTAGCAAATACAAGTGCTCCAGTACCAGTTTCGTCAGATATAATTCCAGCAAGTTCCGATGAAGAGGTTGCTGCAAAATCGGAAAGCTTATTGTTAGTAAGTGCTACAGTGCCAGTTGCATCTGGAAGTGTGATTGTGCGGTCTGCGGTTGGGTCCGTGACAGCAAGTGTTGTCTCATGGGCATCAGCTGTCGCACCTTCAAAAACCACCGAACCATCATTAAATACTGCTCCAGTAATTACTGGGCTTGTTAAAGTTTTATTAGTAAGCGTTTGAATATCAGTTGTTCCAACAACATTTCCAGTAACACCATGCACTGAGGTTGTAGCTGATGAGTGAGTTGATACATACCCAGAAGCAGTTGATTCTGCTGCGCTTTGAGCTGCAGCGGCAGCACCATAGGCGTCATAGGTATTTGTTGTTACTGAAATCACACCTGTTGAATCAGAATAGGTAAGGCCTGTTCCAACTGAGTTTCCTATAGCATCTTGGGCAGCTTCATTAAAGTCTGTAACTGCACTTGCTGGGATAGCAATTGTTGCGGTTCCAGCTGCGGTTAAACGACCTTGTGCATCAACTGTAAAGGTTGAAACAGCTGTAGCTGAACCAAATGAACCAGCAGTTACTGTAGTATTGTCAAGGTTTAAGGTAAGCGTGTCAGTTGCAGAGGCTACTGATGTTAGGCCTGTGCCTCCAACTATAACAAATGTATCTCCACCAGAAATGGTGAGATTGTCACCATCATCTGCATCTACTGTAAATGAAGTGGATATAGAAGCTGTTCCAGCTGCCGTCAAACGACCTTGCGCATCGACCGTGAAGGTCGGGATTGCACTAGCCGAACCATAAGATCCAGCTGTTACGGCTGTATTATCAAGGTTGATAGTTATAGTGTCTGTGGATGAACCTGCAGACGTGAGGCCAACTCCACCAGAGATTGTTAGAGTGTCTGTTCCTGTCGTTATAGTTTGATTCGTGCCACCGTCACCTGCAACAGTAAATGTTGTTGCAACTGCGCCAACTGCAGTATCAACATAAAGCTTAGTAGCTGCATGAGCATTAGAGGATGGCGTTGCAACTGAAAGTGTTCCAGAAAATGTTTTATTTCCAGTTACAGTTTGAGTGCCAGTTAGTCCTAAGAATGCACCAGGGCCAGCAATGGCCAAAACTGTGGTTGCGTCACCGCTTGTGTCACCTTTTCCGTAATACAGAGTTTCATCTACTTCGTTAAATGCTAACTCTGCATTCTTTAGGCTAGATGGAGCTCCTGATGCACCGCTAGTTCTTCTTTTGATTCTAATTGTATTTGCCATTTTTAAAAGTTTCCTCCATCAGTAACGTCTTTTTCGGCGTAATTAACCCATTGGGAACCGTTGTAACGCAATACATTGCCTGTACTTACTTCACCAATAGTAACATCTGTCAGTCCATTTAAAACTGACTGAGTAGATATAGCTGACTCTGTTGCTATAATTCGATCTTTAATAGTTAAATGTGATCCAGCTGGATTTATTCCTAATACCGTCTGGACTGCTTCTACAGCGTCATTAACGTTTGCATGCTGTAAATGGTGTGGGACTGTTGTAGAATTCAAAGTGTCAGTTGACAGAGGATTCTGCAAAACGTCTAAAGAATTTGGATAATTTGTAGCCATTTTAAACCTTTATAAAGAGATAATCTTAGTTGAATCATTACTCCACACTATAGTAATGTTGAGTACTGTATTAATACCTGCAAAAGGTATACCTGTTGCAGTATCTATGTGAGCTATTAGTCTTGATGTGGCATCTGACCCTGTATCTACATAGAGTATGACTGATTGAAAAGCGTTTCCTGGATAATCAACTATAGTTAAATCATCTGCATCTAGGACGCCTAATGTATTTTGCACGTTTAGTAATGCGGTAGACCTAGCTTTTATTGAAGACGAAGAAATGTCAGAAACAAATTGGTGTGTGTTTTGAGATAAAGTATAAGTGCTATCTACGAGAAGTACTTTTAAAGACTGAGAAGAAACATTTATTTGACCATTTAATAATGACTGTTTAGCTTTCCCGTATATTAAATTAGCCATTATTATATGCCAATGTCTTTTGAAACTATAATTCTATATTTATAATCATTTTCAAAATAAGTAGCTCCAGCAGCAAAGTAAGAAGGCGTTGCATCTGTGGATGGAAAATCTACATAAACATCAGGCTTCCAAGAGTGGGTAGAAATTTCAGGTTCTAGATTCTCCCATCTAATTGGAGTTCTTTGTATTTTTTTTCTTTGTATTTTAAAATAGTTTCTATTCAAAAAGTTTGATGCTGGTCTAGCATTAAAGCTTATAATGACTCTTCCGTTATTGTAATCGTTATCTAAATAAAAGTCTCCATTTTGAGGATCAATTGATTTAATGTAGAAGTTAGGGTTTTTAGCAATTACATGCATACTGGTGTATGCGTCTGCTCTAATTGAATGGTCTTCAATTAAGATCTCTTGTATTTCAGGGACTCTGATAGAAGAGAACGATGACGGCGTTGCATCATCTGTTTTTGTAAATAGAACTTGTTCTTCATCAATTAGCTCATTAGCTGCATCAAGAAAACCTGACACTCTAATAATATAACTTGTATTTGGAGCTAACTGCTTATCCCAGTATAGAATTAACGATCTTGATATTTGATTATAATCAGTTATTGTATTAATGGTCTGAAAAGGTCCACTTATAACACTTGGTGTTGCAGAGTCTGTCTGTACAGTAAAGTTTTGATTGACTAGACTTGATATCTTTATCGTTCTACCAAATTTTAGAACAACGGTATTTAAATCTACCTGTGCGTATTCGAGCAGGTTTAATGCCACAATATTCTCCTTAACCCACAATTCTTATAATAAACTAGTAACGCTTAAACCATACAAAAACAACAGGGGGTGGCCATAAAGCCACCCCCTGTCGCTAGAGTAATCGTAACTATAACTACCCTAAGATTTGCGTGCTATGTAAGCTGGTTGAAAACCTGAACTTCATAGTTACGTGCAAGGTTGATGTTCTTAGCAACGGTAATACCTTCACCGTCACCGAGCATCACGATGTCGTAGCGCTCTTTCATCTTCATTTGACGAATGTCACGACTTGGATCATCGAACTGATCTGTTGTCATTTCATCCTTAACAAGGAGTGTTCCCACTTCGTTGCGGTCAATCAAGAAAAGGTCAGACTTAGCTGGTGTTGCGCCAGCCTTAGCTGTGAAGCTTACGAATGGTGAAACTATAACGTTGAGACCCATTGGGGCTGTAGCGTTAAGAGCTGCATCTGGACCCTGAGGACGGTATCCCCAGCTTGTGTTAACTGCAGAAGCTGCGCCACCCATGTGGAAAATAGCGTCCTTCAAGAAGACAGACCACATCAAAGGATGTAGAATGAAGTCTGTTGGTACGTGCTTTTCTGCCATGAGCACTGCTGCCATGTCTACAACGTCATCCCAGCGAATGGTACCGTTGGCTGCGCCGTCAATACCGAGACCGGTTGTGTCGTCATTTCCACCAGCAGTGTTGTCGAATACAACAGTAGCTGCATCCTTAAAACGGCTAAGTGCGATTTGCTCTTTCAAGCGAGCCATTGCACGACCTGCTGCTCTCACATGCAAGCCTACGATGTCCCAAAGTGAGTCAGCGATGACTTCCTCGGTGAATGAAAGCTTGACACCCTTTTTGGATACCTTACCCTCAATCTGCTTTGCGAAGGCTAATGCCTGCTCTGGATACTCTTGTCCTTCTGGGATCTCTGCTGCTTGAATAGCGTTGACTGCTGGGAACTCCAAGGAGCGTCCCTTTCCAAGGCGGACTACTGAAAGAAGTGGCGTTACCAACAATTGTGGCTCAGCTGCTTCTCTAAGGGTACGAGAGATGACTTTAGGAAAAAGTGCAGCAGCGTCAGCTGAAGCAAAAGCTTCCTTAATAGTTACTCTGTTATCTTCATCAATATGTCCGTCTTCGGCCAGCGCGGCTTCCCAAGCTGGGAGACCCGAGAGGAGCTCTTGGATTGTTTTACTCATCTTAGGATTTTCCTCCTGTTATCTTTCTTCTTTGTTAATTAGAGTGTTAAGTTGACGCGGAATGCGCCCTTGACATTGTGTACATCCAGGTTGCTACGGATACCAAGCTTGCCTGAGAAAGAGCCTGAACGAGTAAGTTCAAACACTGTCTTAAGTGCACCTGGGTCTGATGGCAATTGCATGTAGGAAAGTAAGCCATCATCAAAGTTGGTAGCAAACGTTTCTACTTCTATAACCTTACCAACCTGGAGGTAAGGATTTGTACCACACAAGGTAGTTGTCAAGTTAACGGCACGTCCCATGTGGTCAGCTCTAATGAGCGAACCAACTGTTACGTCATCGTTAATACCAACGACCATTGGATACTCTACATAACCGTGTGTAATGAATCCAGCACCTTGTGAGGTACCTTTGTCAAATGGTCTGTAGAGATCGTATTGTGCTACACCAATTGGGTTCGAAAGAGCTCCAACTGTGACTGTGTCTGTTGCACCAGAAACATATGATGGCGTTGCGCCGTCAAGTGGATCCCATGATGCTGGAGCTACGTCGCCCCAAGTAACGCTTGATGCGCTACCATTTGCAGGAACTACCATTGCGTCACCCGTTGATGCATTTGCAACTACGGAAAGAATGGTTCCCTTTGGAATAACGATCTCGAAACGATCGTCTTCACTGTCTGCGTACCAGGTAGGAAGACCTTGGCTTGGAAGCAAGTAAGCTGCTGGAGCGATGCCCTCAGAAACTACAAAACGACCTGAACCTGTCTTAGTCCCTACCTTACGAAATTTTGCTAAACTCATTTAGTTTTCTCCTTAAGATATTATTGTTATTAAAGTTTACGACGGCCCATAAGCGCATCTACGAATAGTTGCTCTGGAGTGTTGATCACTTTTTCTTTGACTTTTTCTTCATCGTCCTTACCTAAAGTGATGACATTGCCTTCACCCTCGATAACTGCGATTTCAGAATCCATCTCCAACATATTGCCTCTTGCATTTTTTGCAGTTGGCATTTTTGCTAGATCTCTTAACGAATCGGCAAGTGAAGAAGCACTTCTTGAAGTGTGACCTTCAATGAGCTCTTCTCTTACTTCGTGTGACTCAACTCCAGCTGCAATTTTTGCGTCAACAACTCTTTCAACAAGAGTTCTATGCAATGCACTTCTGAGCTTTTGATTTTCTTCTTCAAGTAAATGAAGTTTTTTCATTAAATCATCGGAATCTTGCTCAGAGACTACATTAGCGTCAGTGAGCTCTACCTTTGAATCTTCATCTACCTTATTCTCTTCAGCGACTTCAGGATTAGCTGATTCAACTGCCTCTAAGGCAAGTTCTTCTACTAATTCTGGAACTACTGCAGACTCTTGCTCATCAGCAGCTGGTGCTGTCGATGAGTCTTTTGCAAGCTGAGCTTCAAGTTCAGCAATCTTTTCGTTTGCCTTTTTGAGAGCATCAGCTGTTTCATCTTGTGAATCTGTAACTGTTTCTACAGCTACTTCTTCTTCAGCCTTGATTGACTCTTCTGCTTCTGGAGCGTCAGCAGCAGGAGTTTCCTCAACTACTTCTTCAGCTTCTGGTGCTGGTGCTGTTTCTGGATCTTCTTCAGCTTCTTGTACTGAGCCTGAAGCTATTGCCGACAGGTCATTGCTAAGATCTTCAACAGCTGCGAGGATATCCTCACTTTTAACATTCTTTTTCATATTTGAGTTCTCCTCATAGCTATTACTATCTTTGTTCTCATTAGATAGTAACGAGTTGTTATTGTTATTGTAGTCTTCGCTCTCATGGATGGCTAGAGCTGTCAAGAATGCACCTTTTAAGTGCAAGTAAAGTGGCTTTGATTCTTTCTTCTTCATAGAATTAAGAATTGATTCATTCTCTTCTACGGACACAATATCTTCCGTGTCCATGTGAAGGACAAAAGCCGAACTCTTTGCGACCCAACCGTCTTGAGAGTCTTGAAGCGGTGTTCCATCATTAGGATTAATAGCTCTAATGCTAGACTTTTGATCTGCAGGCTGGTTAACAAAAGAATACTCTTTAAAAGAAATATCTTGCATGTCTGTATAGGCAAGCTTGCCCTTATAGACTTGACCTCTCTTGTATTTAGAAACTGCTGGTCTTCCACTCTCTGTCTCTTTTGCGAGATCATCTCCAGAGATTGAACAGACTGCTTTGCCAGCTCTACCGCCAACTGAACCTGTTAAGTATCTTTTGTCAAGAACTTTTTGAATAGCTAACGGATCTGTTATTGCAATCTGCAAGCGAACGAAAGAGCTTCCATCAGCTTCTTTGTCCATCCTGGCTGCCATTACTCGGCCCATTGGCTCTGAGTTTAAATCGTGGTTTAATATAATAGGCTTTGGATATGGCTCAACCCATGATTGCAAAGCTTTTTCTAACTCAATTGCTGAGTAGTTATTATAGTTTCCGTGTAAGACCTTCGTGGATAGCAGCGACTTCTATAATAAGTCCTTGATTGGAGGCAACTGACTCTCCGAAGTTAAAATCTGTTTTAGAAAAATCTGGCAGTACGACTGTGAAATTTTCTGTGAAATCAAATGCCATTAACATCTCCATGCTGATATGGTTTTTTCTCGTTGTTATTAATAGTAAGTTCCTTTTATACCATTAAACAATTTTATATAAAGATATCATATTTTTATATGGTTTTCAAATAAAATAGATTCTCTTGTGTCACCAGACTTAGCTAGGTGTTGTAACATCTCTTCATGCATAACATGCAGGGCGTAGATATATGAAGCACTGTATAAATTAAGGCCTTTTTGCTTAGCTTCTAGACTCCAACCAAGATCTTCACCTTGCGAATGGACTGCGTAGCTTATTGATTCATATGCTTTTTTAGACATCATTTTTGCTGCCATAATTACGTCAGACTTAAAATAAGTCCCAAGTGGATAATCTTTTCTGCGATAAGCTCTTCCGTCATCTTCATCTGACCAAGTCATTACGCTTGGATAGTCTACCCCGACTGGAGTCATGAACATCAATGGACTAACTGCATCTGCGCCTTCTTTTATGTGATTAATTAAAAGCTCTATCGTTGCAGGATTTTTTAATATTATATCAGAATCAAGACTAAAATAATATTCAGGCTTAACTTCTCTCACTCTTTCTAGAATGTGATTTCTTAGCGATACCATATTGTAGTACTTTGACATTGTCCACTGTCTTGAGTTTTTTTGATGCTCAAAATGCGGTATGTCAGATCTTTCATGTACTTCAAAAAATGGAATCTCTGGATGTTGATTACGCCATGCTGATAATATATTTTTTATATTAAGATCGTCTGGCGATGTTTCAAATATAAAACCTATCTCATCTAAGGGGATAGATTGTCTCTCTAGAGCTGAAGCCCATAGCGGAAATATCCAATCTCTTTTATATATTGGACAGCCTATTAATAACTTCATCTTATTCTGAAACTGTTGTCACTTCTTCTTTTGAAGCACTAGCTTTAGCTGCAGGCTTCTTAGCCTCTTGAACCTCTACTGGCTTAATCTCTTCTACTTTTTTTTCAACTTCCACAACAGCAGGAGCAACAACTTCTTCGTCATCATCTTGCATCATTGCACTAAAAATGTCTGCAAAAGTATCTATGATATTTACCAAGATTTCAAGAGCAAGGCGTGTTTGCCCGTTGTTAACTGCAATTCTAAATCCGTCGATTGCATTTTCTTCTTGAAGATATCTTTTTGACTCTTCGGATTCAATTATTAAACTCATTGTTTATCCTCGTTGATTGTGGTTTGTTGTCTTTCGACTTTAGTGTCTTCAATTAATTTATCGACTACAACTATATTATACTGTTCTTCCAGCAAATTTTCAACTAATCCAAGCCATGCATTATCTGATCTTTTAATATTTGGAGAAGTTCTTCTGCCGGACTGGTTTTGAGGTCTCATTACATTTCCAGCACCTCTTCTCGAAGAAGTCGGATTAGACTGTCCCTTTGGAGCAGACTGTTGCTTATCTCCGTCTTTGGCAACGTCAACTGGTTGTTGATCTTGATTTACTTTTGCTAGTTTTATTTGAGCTTTGGATTGAATTTCTGATTGAGCTTTAGCAATATCAATCTGCACTTTGCCTTGAATTGAATTATATAAATCGTCCAATTCAACTTCTGGATCAATATTTAATTGAGTTCTAGCTTCCGTTAATGTAATTAAAGAGCTAACATACTTTTGTATTATATGTGTTTCTTTTTTAACCTGTGTGTCAACGTCAATCTCATTAAACTTAAAGAAGCATCTGTCGGAAACGCCAGACTCGTATGGATTAACCAGTGGATCAAACCCGCCTTCAAACAAAAGTTCGTTTAAGATATGGACTCTTACCATTTCCGAAAACTGCTTTTGGAACTGCTTAATCTTGTCGTAGAGAGCTGTGTCCAGTCTTTCTGACATAGACCTATTTCCGCCACCCATGCTCATTCCAAGGTGATGAGGAGCAACTCCAAGGCCTATAGCAACTCTTTCCTTGAAGTGATCAATGTAGGAAGATGCATCGAGTGATGCACCATTTGCGCCTATGACATCAACGTTATGTCTGAACGGAAGAATTAATCCGCCTTCAGCTCTAAGGTTTTCAATTTCAAAAGCAGCTTGATCAATTTCTTCTGGCTCTGCTGGCTGATCTGCTGTACCAATAGTGTATTTATATAGAGGGAATAATTCTCTATGAACAAGGTTTTGGATGTCTTCTTCTATCTGACGAAGAGCAACAACGTCATCTAAAACGTTTGAAAGGAAAGGAGTGCCAAAAGCTCTTCCTGGCTTTCTCTCAAAAAACAAATGTATAACTCTATCTGCACTCCATACGGGATCTGTGTCTGATGGGGCATAGGTTAGGGGATTTGTTTCCTGCATGTATTGCTTAGGCTTATTGAATTTATCTCTAAGTATTCTTGTCTGCTCAGTTGGTATGAGGTAATATCCAACCACTGGTTGAGATCCGCTAATTGGCGTAAGGCTTGTAGGAAAGTACTCAGAAAGATCTGCTCGAGCCTTAACAATAAATACGTTAGCAAACTTAAACAGTTGATCTGACAAATCAACAAGGAAGTCCAAGAATGGACGCTTCATAGCCATTTCCATGTAGTCTATTCTCTGATATAGGTACGCAACAGCTTCTGGATTTTCTCCAACTATTTGCCAACCCTCTTTCCAGAATAGGTCTTTATACTTTGCCATTGCCTGCTTGACATAAGAGTCAGTATCTATAGCCTGTATAATTCTTTCAAAGTTATATGGCGATGGTTCAAAGTCACTTCTACCAGTGTAGTAGTAGTTTGAGCCTCTATAGCCCAAAGCAAGAGCAGCTACACGCATACTCTTGTTAAGGCCAGTTATTTGAGATGGACTAAACTGCGCTGCAGCAAAGTCTAGCTCTTCGACTTGGTTATTTGAAAAAGGTAAATACTTACTTAGGGCCATAGCGGTTTTGTACTCCAGGAATAGGTTTTATCACTGTATAGTACAGTTTATGTTGATTTATTTTCAGCTTTGAATGCCGGCGTCTTCAAAGGTCTTCTTAAGGATGATCTGCTTTACAGCTTCAATCCAAAAGATTGTCTCTGGCTCTGAGAAGTCGCTCTTGTAGGCGAGGTTCTGATTGCTGATTTCAATGACAACCTGAAACTTCTTTTCTTCTAATTCTGCTTCTGGAGTGACTGCTTCTGGGGTTATTTTTTCTTTTGACATTATTTTGCTTTCTTTACTTGTTCTGTTGGAACCTCAAAATCATCTTTTACAGATGGATTTTGAAGCTGTTGAATTTGTAGTGATAATTGTTTAATAGTTGCTTCTTTTACCACTAGCTCAGTTATCAACTGAGAAACTTTTTCTTGAAATGTTTGAATAATTAGATTTACATCTAAGTTAGACTCTTGCATTGCTTCTCCTAATATAGAAATTACTTGTAGAGTATATCACTTACTTTACTGTGCTGCAAGTTGTGCTTCTAAAGATTCAACTCTTTCAATTAAACTCTGAACGACCTTCATAGTCAGAGGTACTAATGTGTCACTTTTATAATACCTTAGCTTCATATTATTAACCATTTCATCTGTAATATTTGGCCAAGCCTGTGCAAGCTCATCACTAATACGATAAGTGGATAGTTGCTTATTTGACTCTTCTATTTCTTCTGCAATAAATCCATAATCTATATCCATTCTTCTTAATTGCGTAGTATATTCTGTGTCTTCTGGTGATGGTTTCCAAGTAAATTTTCTTGGCCTTAAAGTCCTTATTATATTAAATGCTTCTTCTAAAGATATATCTTGTATATTCTCTTTTAATTCCCTCAAAGAACCGGGGTCTGCTAGATACCTGTACCCTGCAGTTGCTGAATCGTCTATTCTTGCAACAACACTATTTGAAGTTCTTGTCCCACTAAAGTCTTTTGAAATAAGATCAAAATTGCCAGTTCCTTCTCCAAGTAAAATATCTCCATGAACCATTAGAGTTCTGCTACCCGATGGCCTTCCACCTATTCCTGTAAAGCTTGCGTCTAGTTGCAATGCGTTAGTAGAGCTTTGCAATCTGGTCACCCTTGCTGGACCTGATGTTTGTCCAATTAATTGATTTACAGAAAAATATTGATAATCTGTTGGATTGTTGTTTATGTCTAGTGCAGTTGGTCCGCCTAACCTAATTGAGTATGTCGTAGAACCGCTTGGCCTTCCATGGTAAATGAAAATATTTCCATTAGTTGCACCAGATGTACCGCCATCAGCTCTAATTTGAAGTCCGCCATCAGTACCTCCTGTTGCCCCTGTTGCATATACGTTATTCATGAACCCATTGCCAGATCCATCTACCCTAAATAAATTGTTAGTACTATTAAAAGTTGAACCACTAATTGTTGACGCACTGACAGTGCCAGTAAATGTAGCTGATCCGTCAGAATTAATAGAGACTGTATTGGTTCCACTTGCATTATAAGCCTTGAGACCATTGGAATCTAATTGCACTCTATTGGCAGTTGTATTTCCATTGGAGGTTATCGTTACTCCAACGCCACTAATTTGTGTTATTTGCTTTGAAGCGTTTTGACTAACCCCATTGCCTGCCTGTAATGCTCCTGCTCCAGTTGCTGCGTTAGACGCAACTGTTGATACTGCTGTACCACCTATGCCTATAGTTACGGTCCCATCAACTACTAAGTTAGTTCCATCATAAAGTAACTTACTGCCTATAGAAAATTTATTTGCTCCTGCATTAAGGCCTGCAAAAAATATTGAACTTCCATAACCGCCTGATCCAAACTGTATACTATTTGTACCTATAGTTAGTCCACCAGCGGTTGAACTTTCAATCGTTGCGTTAGTTGTAATTGCTCCAGTAACAGTAAGGTTACCGTTATCAACCTTTATAAAATTAGTGTTGTTTCCAACTTTTAATAAAGACTGGCCAGTAGCTCCACCAGTTGGATTCCAGTAAAGCTGATTTGTTGCATCTCCTACAACAAGAACGCTTGACTCATCTGCATTATTTGCAGCGTTGCGTCCCCAACGATTATACTCATTTAACCAAAGGCTTCTTGCAGCAAGTGAGCCTCTGATCGAGGCTGATCCAAACTCTGCTGTACCATCTCCTCTAATAATCCAACCAGATGTTCCGCTTGTCCATACTCCTGTAGTTGGGTTATAGCTTCCATTGTAATCAGAAGATCTTATAATGGCTGTTGTTGCTGGTGGAGTTATTGTGGTTTGCGCACCTGATTGAGTCAAAACTATTTCATGTGCACCGATTGTTCCAGCTGTTATCTTTGCAGCAGTTAAATCTTGAATAAATTGACTTTCAATTAATTGCGTAGTTGCAGACGCAGACGCAGAAGAAAAAGCTCCTGCATTTCCTGCGGTATTTACAGCTCTTACCTTAGCCTTGTACGAAACAGGCGTTGGCGAAGCTCCTGTCAAGGTTGTGTTGTCAAGATCAGAAATAACAACCAGATTAGACTTTGTTATTCCAGAAACCATAGCTCCATCTGTTGTTGTGGATGCTCTTGCCTTTAGGGCTGTTTCAGTAACATCATTTGCTAAATATATTTTATATTCATAATAATCAAGGTCAACCATTGATGCATGATTAAACCTGAGCATTGCAGACTTAAAGTTCGCTGCCAACAAAACACCAGTAATACTAGATGGACTCGATACAACGCCTGGAGTCTGAACCCTGATTGTGTCTGGAATAGCGTCAATAGCAGATATCTCTGTATTCTTTGGCTTTAAACTAAATAGATAATTAGTTGCTGGTTTTAATCCAGTTATAGTTTTTTTAATTGTTGCCATTTAAGTTATTGTCCCTGTTGTGCTAAAAATTATTCCTTCGTATATTTCTTCATCCTCTAGTTCTAAGTTATAGTTTTTATTAAAAGAATATTGATTAATCTTAAAATCTTTGTCAGAAGAGTTAATATTTTTTTTGTCTAATATTTCTATCTCAAAAGAAAACGATCCATATAAATCTTCGTAAGAAGTTAATATATCTAAAGTTCTAATATCAATAGAGAATATTACTTCATCTTCAAGAGTAGTAGAATTATATAGATCAATCTCTTGTGATTTAACTTCCATTTGACCAGTAGTGGTCAAGGATGTTTTGTTAATCTTTATAGATATTATTCCAGAGCTAGGAGTTTTTTGTCCATTAATTTTTAAGAGTGGACCACTAAAAGATCCAAGAACTTTATTTCCAGGAGTGTTACTTTTTTGATTTTGCCAAGAACCATCTCCAGGAATAAATGAAACTGCAGAAATTCTAGAGTTAGTACTATCTGCTTTCACTACGTTTGAATAGTAGTTAACAGCGTTCGTTGATTGTGCTATAAAGTTTGCGCCATTAGGATTGGCGGTTTGATAATAAGATCCATCTGTCAACTGCATATATTGCACGTTGTCGTTATGATAATAAACATAATAATTGCCGGCAGGGACTGCTCCTGAATTAACTTCTGCAAGAGACTTAAAGCATAGGTTTGCGTCAGAGTCTATAATGCTATAGGTTAGCCTATTGATTGTATCAGTTTCGTAGACAACTGCATAAGAATCGTCATCAAATCCAACGTCTATTGATCCGTCTTGTTTCTTGGAATAAACTCTACCTATATTGACGTCTTCCATCGAGACGTAAATCCAGTCTCCAACTTTTAGATTTTCTGATGCAGCATCAAAAGCAATTTTCCTTCTTACTGCGGGGTAAGCAACAGCTGGAGGTGTTCCGTTTGAAGTGTAATTAAACCATGCCATTATTAAATCTCTTTATAAAGTATCTCAAACTCATAAGAGTTTGCACTGTCGTCATTAATTTCAATCTCAAAAGAAGCCTCATACTGGACGTTGCCACCTATTAATAATACCTCATTAAGGCCTGTTAAAACTAGATTCTGATAAGGTTTAGTAAGGACTGAATCATAGTATGCATTTCTTGCAGATTCGTAGTCAATTGCGTCAGCAGGAATTGCAAGACTTCCATCGGTACCATCGTGTTTGTGAACAGCAAGATCTATACCTCCTATTGTTACTCCAGACACTATGTCTATATTGCCTTCTATGGTTCCACCGTCTGACCTAAGATACTGGGAATGAGGATTGCCGTCTAAATCATCTAGGTCATTATGAGAAGACCTAAGGCTTGCTCTACTACTCTCATCGGGCTCTATCGCCATAAAAGTTTCTTTGTATGAATCTATATTTTGTATGGCATCTGTTATTAGTATCTTATTTCTTTTTGTTCCCTTTACTTCAAGCTGCATAAGATAGTTAATGTATCTTCTTTTCAATCTTATTGCTTGTAGCAGTGCATCAAACTTGTTGTAATACTGATTATTCCTTTCAACAACGTCTGCAGTTATTGCGCCTAAGTTTCCTGTTATTGCACTTTCTGCAGTAAACATCTCTTTAAGCAGTGTCGGAATTTCTTTTCCAATCTCAGTCGTTTTCAGATCGTACATCATTGGCTCAATGACTTTAGACATAACGCTTAACGCCGGCATTAAGTAATTATTATAAAAAGTTCTTGACGTATCTTGACTGTCTCTTTTTATTAGACTTAGTAAAGTTTGGATTTCAGTTGTTAGCGAATTTATTTTGATAGAAAAAAACGCTTGGAATTGCGCGGCTTGTTTTTGAGATATTTGATCCACTTCGGCAGTGGGGATAGATACTGGTCCTGATGTGATTTCAGCTGCAATTTGTTTCGTGTAGTGTGTTGTTGTCTTCGCCCAGTCTGCGAAGTACTTTGAGATTTGTGCTTCGGTATCATTTCTATACTCTTCCCCCAAATAGTGTATGGCAATGTTTTTTAATATAGTTAATTCACTTAAAGTATACTTTAGTGCTTTTCTTGCTTCTACTAAGTGCCCAAAAGTTGAATGACTGATTATCAAGTCATACTCTTTGATGAACGCTCTACATGATCTACATAAGTGTTTCTCTGCAAATAGATATTGAGGGTAACAAATAAAGCCTGGTTCTTGCATCGCTGATGCTGTTGGATCTGACTTTAATACATCTTTCCAAACAGCAGAATGAGCAACCTCAAGCTCTATGCTTGCGTATGGGTCTATGTTGACCTGATCAAGATTTTCTTCTATTTCATTTATCATTCCACCTATGTGGAATTCAGCTTGAATAATATAATTTCTTAGCTCTTCTATTGATATCTGTGATTTTTCAGTACTTAAATTATTTCTTCTTGAACCTTTTTTAATGTTTTCAAATGAATTCAATCTTTCTTCAGAAGAATTAAATGAACTAACTGATTCTGGAGAATCTGAAAAAACGTCTTCAATTGGTGAGCTTTTACCTAAGCCATATGTAGCCATAATATTTTTTTCCTAAAATGTCGATCTTTTAATTCTAGAAGAAGGTTTTCTTCCACTTCTTTTTTTGAATCCAAGTACGTTTTCTGAAACTGCTTCTGCTCTTCCAGTAGCAAACCCAGAGCCTTTTTCTTTTTCGTTAACTTCGTCACCTGACTGTTTTGGCATAAAGAAAGTGTTAGAAAAAGATTCCGTATTTGTGGCAAATCTTGCTTTGTGCAACTCGCTGTAGTTCTGAGTAATAGACAGTAAAGCTAGCATGAGTGCGTCGTGCGCGTGGTCTACTGCTGAACCGCCAGCTTCAAACACTGGTCTTCCTGTTTGGGTAGTTCTAACAACAACATAAGAGATTAGCTGCATAAACATTTCATCGTCTTTTGCTGGAAATACAATTGATTCTTTTTCTAAGTACTGACGAAGGTTATCTACCATGTATGGTTTAATCTCTTTTTTAACAACCTGTTTAGTATAAGGATCTCTAACGTCTATTGTTTCGCTAAAGCTAACTCCTTTTACTCTTGTCTTTAGTCCTGATATTGGATTTTCTACGCCATACTTATGAAGGAGTTCTACTTGTACTTCTCCATATCCACGGTCAACATAAATATGTTTAGGCATGTAGATGTCGTTTAGTTCTACGATTCTAGATACTGCTTTAGTCAGAGTATATTCTGATCTTTCAATTTCTTCTCTGTATGCAAGTTTTACTTTGTTTCTAAATCTAGGGTCTTCGTATGCATCAGAACAAACTTCCAGAACAACTATATTTGTTCCTGCTCCGTACTTGTCCCAGTCAACACCAATAGTGTGAAAGCTTCTTGCAGAAGTCATCTCTGGATTATAGTTCCAACTTGGCTCAATAAAAGCTTTATCTACATACTTGCGCGGGTACACGCCTTCAGCGTCTTCTCCCCAGTCTGCTTCAATTTCGTGTCTGTATCCAATTTCAGAATACTGTTCTCTGAATTCATCTTCTTGCTCTTTAGCAAAGTATGGGTTGCAATATGAAGGAAACCAAAACTCTTTAAATCTTTCTGACCTACACCATTCCCAAAATCTTTCTCGCCTACCCGTTGGGGTAGATGCGCCAATCAAAACTTTGTCTGGTTGATCTTCTGCGGTTTTCTGCAACATTGCATACAGTGCATCTAGATCATCTGCATGCATATAGTCCATTTCGTCAAGAACAATAACATGGGCTTCTTGACCACGAGCTACGTCTGACTTTCCACCAGAACGCATTCCTGATGTAAAAAATCTAATTGTTGATCCATTACTGAACTGAATCATAAACTGAGGGCTTGTTACTTTTCTTGTGATTGAATTTAAAACAATCTCATTGTTAGCTGCAAGCCTTAGAATCTCTTGATAGATTAATTCTACGTGAGATTTCATTGGAGCAATAACTAGACATCTTCCGTCCTTATGAGTATAACTATAGTGAAGCAAGTAAACTGCCATACTAAAAGTTTTACCTAAACGACGACCAGCTCTTAATACTTTTCTTGAAGCTGGATCTCTTAGAATGAGAGTTTGATAGACTCTTGTTTCTACATTTAAAAATTGTCTTGCCCATACGCATGGGTCTTTGGCTATGTGTATTTGCCTTTGTTGCTCAGCAGAAATGCCGGCATCTAACAATTCTTCATCTATTTCAAAAGGTTCATCTATCAATAAAGCAAGTTCTCTATTAGTCAACTGCCTGCCTGCTATTGGAGAACCATCTGCCCAGTTTAGGTGAGTAAGTTTATTCTCAAAAACCCATTCAATTCTATTGATTTGTTTATACGTTTCAACATCTTGAGCTTTTATTACTTCTAAAAGATCTTCTCTAGACAGCTTTTCTAAGTCTTGTCTAAACTTTTTAGTTTTATTTGAAATTGATAAACTCATATTTTACCCAAAGTGAGCAGCCATCATTCCAGCCTCAGAACCTAACATGCTTCTTGCGTTAAGTCTTGAATTTTGAATTGCAGCTACGCCTCTTGCTCGTGAAGTTGCAGCAACTTCGTTATCTCTATAGCCCATGCCAAACAATGGTTTGTTCATAGACCCCTGCATAGATTTTACAGCATCCTTGGCAAAGTTTCCACCTGCCATCACACCTTTACCAGCTAATTTACCTAAGTCGTAAACTAAAGCTGCATTTCCAACGATACTAAGGCTTCGGAGTGCAACAGCTCCACCTTTCTTAAGAAGTTGATTTCTCAATACTCTAGCTGCGCCGCTTTCTCCAATGTCGTCTGCCATTTTTGCCAGTACTCTAATATTGCTTTTTTTAGGCAAGATTTTTCCAAGTGGACCTTTTCTTGCTATCTTGTCTCCAAATCTTCCTAGGTCGTCAACAGAGCCTGTTTTAGATAAAAATTCTGAAGCTTTTGTTGCATTTCCACCAAAGGCGTCGGTTGCTGCTTGTAATAGTTTTTTTCCACCGTTAGTATCTAGGAAATCCCATGGCGTCATTGCAACGCCCAGACCTTCAGTTATTGACCTACTAAATATGCCACCCTGACTGTTGGATATGCCCCTAAGTCTTCCAACGCTAGCTGCTGCGGGAGATGGTGGACCGATCATAGGCGGCTTAATATTATTTATTCTTGCAATGTTCTTATCTAAGCCTTTTAATTTTTTGTCAACTCTTCCAAGTCTGCGCTCAAATCGACCACCGCTTTTTCCTACAGATGTTCTAGCATCTACTTTTTTGGTTAGTTTATCAGCTCTAGTCTCTAATTTAAAGGTTTTTTGCATTGTAGACATTCTGCCTAGAACGCCTCCAGCCATAAGGTCTTCCGTAGATCCAGCGTCTATGATTCCTTTAGATTCTAATACTCCTCTTAGTCCTATTTTTTCTAAACCTTTTCCAAGCATTTTTGCACCTTGAAATGGTGTGTATAGACCTGTTGTATCTCCCATTCCTGACAAGGCAGATACCGATGGCATTCTAGTTGCTGCTCTTATTGATCCAACGTTTGCTTTAATTGATTGTTTAATAAATGGAGTCTTACCTGCTGATGCTGCAGAAGCTCCTCTAAACTTAGAAAATGTAAATGCGTTTGCGCTTGGGGCAGATGTGCTATTTCCAATGAATGAACCATACTTAGCAGCTCTTTTTGTTTGTCTTGCGGCCCTTCTTGTGTTTGTTGTTGAAACAGCGTCTCTATCTAGAAACCCGCCCTTGAACATTGTGTTTTCAAATCTTCTAACGTTCCAAGCCATAGTATGACTAATAGCTGGCATGTTTTCTGCCATCCTCATAAAGAGAGGCGATTGAGGAGGTGCTAAGTCATTTCCCATTTCTGGTTCAATGACATTACCTTGTCCATATTCCATTAGCCTCTCCTCGAGTTATGCATTCCGAGAACTATATTTCCATTAGCGTTAAGAGATTGAGCTGTCATTAAAGATGCGTTGCTAGGTCTTCCATATTTTTTCATAGTATTTCTAGCTTCCATTAACCCAAGTCCAGCAACAGTACCAGCTCCAACGGTTGCTCCACCAACTCCACCGGCAATAGTTCCACCTATTCCTCCCATTATTCCACGCTTTTTTGCGCCCATTATTCCGCCACCTATTGCTCCGCTTAGTCCTCCAAGCACTCCAGCACCAACTGCACTTTTTGCTATGACTTCGTTTGAGTTTCTCCCATATAAGTTTAATGCACCTGCATTTGCCATTCTAAATGGAGCTCCTGCCATTCCAGATATTCCAGCTCCAAGAGCAATGCTTGGCGTCAGGTCGGTTCCAAGAACTGCCTGGTCTGCTTCTGGATTATCAAATGCTATATCCATGGCGTTGTCAATAGTGCCCTTGGCTACTTTGTTGGCCATGCCTGCACCAAAGATGCCAGCCATGCCTGCACCCATTAAAACTCTTTTACCTATAGCCATTTTTTATCCCCCATAAAGGTGATTATATTTATCAGGTCCCATTCTTGTGTGACCAATTTTGCTTCTATCTAAATTACCAACAATACCAGCTGTTGTTAATGGATCTCTTCTTGAAGAAGTCATTCCGGCACTTGATTGAAAGCTACTGTTAGCTCTTCTTATTTGTCCGTTTGCTTCTATTGGTTGATCTTCCATTGTCTCATCGTACATATTGCTTTCTTGAGACTTGTTATACATATAGTAACCAGCTGCAGCCACGCCAACACCAAGAGCCGCTAAACCAATTTTAGGCTTTAGTCTTTGATATGTTTCTCTTATATTGTCGTCCCTAAGACCTCTTCCAAGACCTTTTGATGAAAGATTCTTTTTTAATCCTCTTACGAATTCAGAGTCCTCTGCCATTCTTCCAGAAGTAGCATTGTAGGAATCTGTTACTTCTTGAGCTGCTTCTCCACTTCTTATTTTAGCTGCCGCTGCTACATCATCTGGACTTCCCATTTCAAGAACTCTTGTTGTTGTATCATCTATTCTTCCCTGAAATGATCCAAACCCTTCTCCAGATTGCGACATAGAAAAATTAATACCTCTTTGTGCTGGCAATGCGTCGTTAGTCCCCATCTCCTCTAAGAGTGCACTGGCACCCTCTGCTATATCTCCTGTCATATTATGGGTCGTTAGCCCTCTGTTCCTTAGAGAGTAATATACATCTCGTTTTACGTCGTCTATATTGTCTCGAAGTTTTGTGGCAACCATTCTTGCTTGTTCTAGGTCAGAAAAATGACCCATTTGAACAAGATCTTCTGCGGTATTTTGGCCTACTAAAATACTGAGCTTTTCAACACCTTGGTCTGCTATCTCTACAGCTCTTCTGTGTCCAATTACGTTTCCAGAATCTTCTCTAGCTAAATCTCCAAGTACTACGTTAACTATCTTTCCTTCAGGAGCATCAACGGCTGATAGTCCAAATTTGTTTGCTTTATAGTCAGCCATAAATTCGTCGCTAAAAAGTTTATACTTTGATAAACCGTCACTTCCAGTAACTTCTATGTCTTTTACTATTGATGCAGGTAACATAACTCTTGAAATTTCATCTGCAGATGCACCATATAATCTTGTAACTTTTTGTTCTTCAAAATGTGAAACACCAAACTCACTTAAAAGTTTTGCATCTGTTCTTCCAACATTATTAAATTCTCTTATCATAGCAGTCATTTTTGTATCAGTTAAGTCATCCAGTGTTTGACCTGCTGCAGAAGCTCTAAGTTGCCTTGCTACGTGACGTTCTCTAATAACAGATGCGGCATATCCTTCTGTGGTGCTAGCAGAAGGCACGTTGTATGGAACTGAAGATGTCATTGTTGCTAATTCCACAAAACTTCTTCTAAGATAAGGATCGTCAATAACGCCACCCATTCCGGACTTAGACAAAGTTTCAAGATAGCTACCTTTTTGGGCATCGCTAGCTATTCCAAATGTCTTAGATATATTATCTATAATTCCTGTTTTCCTAAGTATGTCTGGCCTTGTATGAAAGTCCGTAAATCCAATATGCTCTCTTGTAGCTGCAAGTCCTTCTATTAATCTTTCATCTATTTCTGTATTTGAGCCATGTATCATTGCTTCTACTAAATCCATTGGAGAAGTTCTAAGCGTTGGAGATATGCCAGATGATTTAACTATTCCATCTAGAATGCCAAGAGTTCTAGATTGTTGTCCATAACTTACTCCAGAGTTCATTACCTCACTAGTTACTGCTATGTCTGGGTCTACATTCCTAAGTATTTGCATCTGCTGTTGAATGCGTGCTTTTGTTGAGTCGGTGTCTAAAACTGTTTTTGAAATTTGCTTTGTTGTTTCGTCAACAGAAGTTTCTATAAACTTTCCTTCAGAGAAGGCAATAATTGAACCAGAATCTGTAATTAACTTTACTCCCCTTAAACCCTCATCTGTTTGCGTAGCATAATTAAAAACTGCGTCAGACATATGTTGAACGTGTGCAATGTTTGTTGTTGGGGTTGGGGCAGCTGCTCTAGTTATACTTTTCATTGCCTTTCGTACTTCAGGTGAAAGATGAGACCTCCCTTGTGCTAACTCTAATGATCCATCTAAGATAAATCGAACCATATAATTTGTTAAAATTGTATCTGTTTGGGCCATATGGTTTCCTGCAGATAATTGTTTTAAAAAATCTCCGCCGCTAGCTGTAGCATCACGTTCTATTAATTCTAAAAGATTAGTATTTAGTGATATATTCTCTATACCAAATGGAGTAGCCTTTCCACCTATTGTAGCTTGAGCTATAGTTTCTGGAGCAAACAATGCTGATCTAACTTTATTGAATGCAATAACCTCGTCAGTTTCTCCTGCTGCTGTAGCAAGAGCTTTTTCACCAAGGTACTCTCTAGCTAAATCTAAACTGTTGATTACTTTTCCGTTCTTTTACCATTCCTTGAAAACTTTCGAAAAGATTTGCTGCTTCTGCGTCTCCAAAGAAATCATCGCCTAAACTAAAAATAGAAGTATGTATTTTTTCGATGTCAAACTTTGCGTTATGAAACATAATAAAGTCATTATCAATCATATTTCTAAAAATATTTTTATAATCGTCTACTGCCGCAAGTCTTCCTTCTGGGGTAAGTAGATCCCTAAGACCTCTTGGCGATGTTTCAAGTGCTGTTTCCATATCATAAGTAGCTTGTGCCAGACTTCTTGTACCGCCACCAGATTCTGGAACAGTAATCATTTGCATTTCTTTAGTGCTAAAATGTGCTGACATAATAGGATTGCTACTTCCAGATTGAAATCCTCCAGTTGCAGATCTTGAAATTTCCATTTCTGTTGTAGCTAAAGATCTTACTTCTGAAAATGCACCCAGTCCAGACGTTTCAGTATCTACTGTTACAACTCTGGCATTTCTTCCCGATGCAATTATGTCAGCTAATAGCTGTCTAGATTTGCCCATGTTTTCAAGGGTTGTTGAACTAGGTAGTCCACTTGTACCAAAACCAAATGCTCTTACCCCTTCTTTGGTTGGGTCTATACTTATAGTTAAAGAGTTTAATAAATTTGCAGCATGGTGGTTTGCGTTACGCGTATCTATACCATATCTTCCTGCTCCAGTAATTAAGTTGCTACTTTCCAGAGGTATCGATGGTGGTCCAATGTCTCTTAAGAGACCTTCCATATTGAGAAGCCCAGGCCCTTTTATTGTATCAATTAGTTCTCTTCTATTTTTATAATTTCTTATAAGACTAAAATTCATTACTGGACTTGACTGAGCTGCTTTTAACATTCTTGTCTGTGCTACAGACATGTTGTTTGGCATTTCTTGTCTTAGAAAGTTTTGGTATATACCTTCAAGGTTTACATACTCTGCCATAAAGTTATCTGAAGATCCAAATACTCTATTTATTTCCGTACTGCCAATAGGACTGCGAATGCCTCTACTTATTTTTGCTGCTACGTCTGACCTACCTCTGGCAAGTCTTTGCATCGGCAAGTCTAACATGTCCAGATACTCGTTTAAGTTAGACATTATCTTTTTCCGTTGAAGCCTCTATGTATTCGTCTATTTCAATAGTTCCAAGTTTTTGCTTAAGGAGTTTTTCTCTTTGATTTTCAATTGATTGAACTTTGTTAATAATGTCAGAAATAGCCTGAGCAGTATCAAGCTGTACCTGTCCAACTTTTGCTTTTGCTTCTCTTGTTGCAAGAAGCTGATTTCTTAAATCTTTTCTTCTCTTATGTAGCTTGTCTTCAAGTTCTACTGCAAGATGTAATTCTTTTTTAAGGATTGGCTGTCCGTCTTGATCAATTCCAATAACATTCTCTTGAATAAAATGTTCTTTTGCCAACAACTTAGTTTTTCTCAAGTACTGAACTTCTTGATCTACAAGGTCTCTTACCATAGATACTTCAATAAGATTGTTTGGATTGACATCTAACTGCTCAAGATACTCTACAGTGAATTGAGAAACCATTGCCATCTCTATTGGACATGGATTTCCTCTTGGTGCCAAGCTCTCTTTTAATAAAGGGCATGTTGAAGCAAAGATGCACTTCTCTGCCTCACAGTTCATTGGAATAGATGAAAACATTGCGTTGCGCGTTTTTTGCGGACGAATAAGTTCTATTGCTTTATCTTTATCTTCTTCTGTCCAAGATTCTGGAAAAAACAAATCTGGTCTTAAAGACTCAAACTGTTTCATAAAATAATTCTTGTTTTCACTTTTTTCTATATTAGACATTAAAATCAATCCACTCTGACCTAAATAAACCTCGTTCATCAAAATGTTCTATTAATGAACTTTTACACTTCATACAATAATAGTCTCTTGTATAAGTAAAATCTTCTTCTTGGATGTAATACTCAATTACGTTTTGTAATTTTTCAAGACATCTTGGGCATTGCATTCACTACCTGTCCATTAATATTTCGCTTAAGCTTTTTTGAAGCTTTTCAACTATTTCAATATTAGTTCCAGCGTTAGTGAACAGGCCAACCTCTCTCATCTGGTCAGCTGTTAAAGAAGAGTTCATAATATATCTTGCGCCTTTGCATATGTCGCAATAGTTTTCTCTATCATCGCTTGCGCATATACATGGGTCTATTATACTAAAGAATTCTAAAGCTTTTGCAATGTCATACCATCTTGCTTTAAAGGACTTTTTTGTTTGTTCTTTATAAGCTCTAAGCTTAGCTTGATCCGAGGAAAGTAATGTTCCCATGTCAAGTGCCTGTTTCATTAGTTCTGTAATAGTTTTATATAAAAAGTTTGGCAATTCAAAATCGCCATTTTCATTAATAAAGTTTTTCCAGTCATTCATAACATTTCACATCTTTCTTATTATAAAATTAGTTAAGCGCTTCTTCCAGACCCTTGTGCGGTTCTTGGTGGATTGTAAGAATTGCCTCTTCTTGATTTGGTCGCCATATAACCTCCAGCAGCGACTGCTGCTCTTTTATATCCTTGATTCATCTGTCTAGAGCGTATTGCAACATTATGTGCAAGATCTGCAGCAGGCGTACCTCCAGCTGCAATTACAGCATCTGCAGCCCTAGCACCTTTTGCAATGTGCTTAGCAGATCCTCTTCCACCTTTAGCTAAATAATTGGCAGCCCTCTGACTGTCCATAAACAAAGCTTTTCCAACTGCACCGCGCATATTCATAATAATCTCCTAATACTTGTACATTCCAGTAGATCTTCCAACAGTTTTGCTGACACCCCTACCTCTTCTGCCACTGGTAATATACTTAGCTGTAGCTAGTCCACCAATACCCATTGCTCCAGCCTTCATTGGATGAGCCATCGAGTACTTGGCAACTTTGCTAGATGTGAACTTACCTTTTGCTGCTGCTGCTGCAGGATTTAAACGTGGCATGTGTACTCCTGTATTTATGCTTATATCTTTATATAGTAGCTATAATTACTTAATTACGTCCAATTTCTTTTGTGGTTTTTCAATTTCAAATTTAAAAGAGTTATTCTCAAACCCTATATGAAAGGTAGTGCCTTTTGGCATTGGCGACGAAATAAGGGTATCAGCTATTAGATTCTCAATACCTTCTCTTCTTATTTGAGATAAGCCTCTAGCGCCTTTTATAGTGTCAATACCTTTTTCTATTAAAGCTTGAATCACTTCGTCCGTATATTCGACTTGATAACCTTTTTTAGAAAGTTTGTCTATAACTATAGACATTTCAATTCTTGCAATTTTTTCACAATCAATTTCAGATAAAAAGTTAAATATTACAATTTTATCAATTCTATTTAAAAATTCTGGTTTAAATTGCTTTTTAATAGCATCGTTTGTATTTCTTTCAATTATAGACCTATTTGGTATTGCCTTAGTTCCTAACTTGTATGATATGTCTCTATTGAACCCTGTGCCACTTGATAGTAGGTGGTCGCTAGTCTTGTCGTTTCCAAGGTTGGTGGTCATTATTATTATTGTATTTTTGAAGTTAACGACCTCACCTTTAGCATCTGTTAGGATGCCATCGTCAAAAACTCTAAGAAAGGTGTTCCAGATATCTGGGTGTGCTTTTTCAACCTCGTCAAGCAATACGACAGTTGAAGGATTTTGCTTTACTAGATTGACTAGCTGGCCACCTTCGTCATGGCCAATATAGCCAGGAGGGGAACCTATAAGCTTTTGATTCTCGTGCTTGTGCTGAAATTCGCCACAGTCAATTCTTACCATTGGATATTCGTTTCCAAATAGATATTTATGAAGAGAATTGGCAAGATGTGTTTTTCCCACACCAGAAGATCCGGCAAATAATAAAACACCTAATGGTCTATCCTCATCACCTAAACCTACTTGAGATCTCTTAAGGGAACTAACTATAGCATCTATAGCTGGATCCTGACCTATAACAGAAGTCTTTAAATAGTTTTCTAATCCAAGAAACTTTTGTCTTGCAATTGGCTTTGGTTTCTTTACGGCATCTTTTTTCTTAGTAGGAAATGGATAGTCGTCCATATCCATCTTTTTGTTTCCGATTCTTCTTAAAGTTTTTTATAGAATCAAGAAAAGCTTTTGAAAAATCATCATCTTCATTAGAGTCATCTTCCTTATCCGCCATTGGTGGGCCATAAGATAAAGCTACCCATGAGTCGACATCTAGACCAGGGTTAAGCATTATGCATCCTGTGTATAGTGCGTCTAAACAAGATTCAGCTGCTCTGCGTGACATTAGTCTAAGAGACTCTGTTATATCACCTTTTAAGTTAAAAATAAAATTCTCTATAATAGACTTACGGTAGAGAATATAGTATTCACTCTCACTTTTGTCGTCTTTTGAAAAAGAAAGTGATTCAAGAAATGTTTGAACATCTTCTGGCTCTAGCACTTTGAACTTAACAAATGTTGCTAGTTCAGGCATATATATTTGATATATTCTCAATTTGACTCACACTTCTATTTAAATATAGTTATATAGTAACTATAAAAATAAATTGAGTCAATGCTTACCTGTATCAGGATACGCTTTTATTATTGACTTGCCTTGATAAGTATCAACTAACGGATAGACGATAGCTTCTCTCTCTAATATCCAGTATACCACTACTGTCAAGTGGTTTGTCAACTCAATCGTCAATAATATCTTCTATTGCAGGATGTGGTTCCATGCAGGGTCCAGACATTGCCCAATACGCTACTAAATCATGAGGGGTGTTAAATCTCTTCTTTAGTAAAATTAAAGCACGTTGAAAGTCTGTATTTATTTCTGCTCTGTTTTCCACTTTTGTCCTTTTTGTCGTGATATACTTGCGACTCAATTATATCACAAGGATGAATTTATTATGGCAAAAATGACAGATGACGCAGTGCTACTAAAGAAACTATATGCTCTTTTAGAAGTTGTTAAAAAAGAAACGTTAGGTGCCGACTATCAAAGACGCCTTGAAATGAAAGAAGTACAAGCCAAGATAGAAGAAAAGATACTATCAATGCGCATGACTACAGATGCCTAACTATGGTATTATTATGTCTATACATAAAACGAAAGTAGGATCCACTACATATGGACGAATCAAAACAACTTGAACTAGCCATTGCTCAAATAGAAAAGCAATTTGGTGCTGGTTCAGTAATGAGATTAGGTTCTTCAGATTTTGAATCTTGGCCAGCTGTGCCAACAGGCGCATTGTCATTAGATAGAATCTTAGGTATTGGCGGTTTGCCAAGAGGTCGTGTAGTAGAAATCTATGGTCCAGAGTCTTCTGGCAAATCAACCCTTGCTTTGTCGGTTGTGGCACAGGCTCAAAAGATGGGTCTCCGCTGTGCTTATATTGATGCAGAGCATGCACTTGATCCAGTTTACATGCAAGCCTTGGGTGTTGACCTAGATGAACTACTATTAGCTCAGCCAGACTACGGCGAGCAAGGACTAGAGATTGTTGACAAGCTTATTAGAACTGGTGAGATTGGCGTTATAGTTGTTGACTCAGTTGCTTCACTGATTCCTAAGGCAGAGCTAGAAGGCGAGATGGAGTCCGCTCAGATGGGTCTACAAGCCCGTATGATGGCCAAAGCAATGCGTAAGCTAGTTGGACTAGCTAATCAGCATAAAACTCTTATTATCTTCATTAATCAATTAAGAAGCAAGATTGGCATTATGTTTGGCAATCCTGAAACCACTCCTGGTGGGATGGCACTTAAGTATGCTTGCTCTGTACGTATTGACATCCGCAAGAAGGAAGATATCAAGGACAAGGCAGGTAATGCTGTAGGCATTGTGTCTAAGGTCAAGATCATCAAGAATAAGATGGCACCCCCAATGAAGATTACTGAGTTCTCTATCATATACGGAACTGGCATTGATCAATATGGATGCGTGCTAGATGTTGCAATTGCAGATGGTTTGTTTACGCAAAAAGGTGCATGGATCTATTACGGTGGAGAACTCTTTGCACAAGGTAGAGAAAATGCACTCACTCAGCTGCGTGACAACCCTGAACTGTTTGAAGAAGTTAAGAAACACTTAAACGATGCCTGATAACAAAAAGGGAATTGTGATTGAACCGTGTACTGAATGTCCGGTTCCAACAAATTTTATAATTAAAAACCTCCCAGTTGATGACGCCGGCAGACAGAGATGTGGTGTTGAGTGTAGAGAGTGTGGAGACAAATGGACGGAGATTACAGATGAATGAATTTGAAGAAGCAGAATACGAAAAATATCTTAGTCAATGGGAGACAGAGTTCTCATCACGTAAAAACGTAGATAAGAGAATCAAAGACTTTCAAAATTTTGAGATCAAGGTTCCTAAGGCTAACTCTGAGATAGCTTATTACCTTAAAGAGTATAACGATTTTGCGCAACAAAAAAAGAACAGTAAGGTTCATGACTGGGCTAAAGAAGTTCCTGAACAAACAGATGCTGAGATTTTTATAGAGAAGGCTGAAGATCTTGTGGAAAACATTCACAACGCTCTTCAAGATCTTTTAGAGTTTCTATACGATAAATACGATATCTAAGTTACTATAAATATGTAAACAAAAACCCGCCTAATTTTTTTCGGGTCAAATATTTTTTTTAAAATAAACCACAGAGGAGTAGTATCTCATGGATTCATTTAGAGAATTATTAAACGAAATACTCCAAAACATCCAAGCCAGTAAGGATCAGGCGACGCTTGACGAGTTCTACGAGTCAACTGCTCACAATGATCTAATTGCCACGTTTCATACACGCAGTGACAGTATGGTGGTCGTTTCTATGTTTGACATTGACCAATGGTCGCTTATCTCAGACATGGCTGCTTTTATGGGAAAATCCACAGAAGACATCATAGAAGAGTTAGATCCTTCTAGCCCCAACATTATGGTGATGAAGCCAGAAGACCTACCTAACTTTGGTGAACTCTAAACGTATCTAATAATAGCTGGAACGTTATCTAGATATGTTCTTTCGTACGTCTGGTACAAAAGACATCCAAACACTTCTTGAGCCACTCTGTTTGACATGTGTGCTGGAAGCTTAGTCTTGATGTACTCATTAACCTCTGCTCCTTCTATGTCCAACATTTTATATTCTGGTTTAGTATAAAAATTATAAATAGAACAATGATCTAAGATTGGTTCATATTTAGACGGTGAGTATAGGTTGTTGATAAAAACAGCTGCATCAAATTTGAATCCGTGATTTAGATATAGATCAATAACAACCCTACAATCATTTCCTATACCTATAAAGATTAATTTGTCTGTCTGTATGGTATTCATGTATGTAAGTTGTTTTGCTAGTTTTTTAGCTGTCTTTTTATACGTCTTATTATCTTTACATTGATCAAATAATAATACTAGGTGATCATTAGTTATTGTACCTAGGAGAGATCTATCTATCTTCCATGGAGCCTTTGTTCTAAATAACTTCTCTGAGCCAACCAGTATGTTGTTAGGCATTGTAGATATATTCATTTGTGATGGTCTTTTCTTCTTAGTAGTTGTAATCGTCGAATCCGTAGTTATCGGAGTCGTAGGAGTCATAGCTTGAGTCAGCGAATCTATCGAAGCCTCCTATGGAGATTGACTCCATGAGCTCTTCTATGTCATCTTTAGTATTAAAGGCATATAGGTCTTCTGGATCAAACAGTGGATCTTTTGGTTCTTTTGGCATTTGGATTATCTCCTTGGTTATGTCTTGTTTTTCTTTCGCCGGCCTTTCCGACTTGGTAGAAAATCTACCACACATCTTCCTACATAACAACCTATAGGGGTGAAATATCTAGGAAAAATTTTTGAGGGCAAAGTGTTTCACTAAAGATGTCTGAACCTATATACACGTATATAAAATTTCATATACTATGGAAATATAGGAAAATTTTCAGGGTGGTACCTATGGATATATGTGTATACACAGACCTCTAACATGCCTACGGGGGTATGGGGTGGTCTTGTTCACAATTCTAGGGTGCGTCCCTGTCACTAGTTGGCTAATCAGCATGCTGGCTTCAGCATCGTACAGAAGTAGCCGTGTATACACAATGTATATGCGCAAAAACAAAGGAAAACACATGCACACATATCGGATATATGAGACAGAGTTCCCTGGTCAGCAAACACAACCTGTTGGCTTTTGGGGCAATGACTTTGGCGGTAATATTAATCGTCCTGTATTAACAGATTATAGAGTAGTTGGTTACAACCATAGTGGTCATCACCTTGTTCTTCGTTCGAAGACTGGTGACAGTACTGATATCATTACTATTGGATTCATCGTTGATACTAACAACTTTGATTCATTCTGGATGGGAAAGACAGCATCTTTCTCTGCAAATCTTGACTGGGATTACACGGCACAACGTTGGTATTACAGCTGGACCTGCACAGGCATTAAGTAATTAAAACAAAAAGAAGCGTACCCTACACATCCAGTGTAGAGGTACGTTTTCTTTTTATGGGTAGGTCCTAGACCTTTAACTACTGTACCTGTACATACAGTACGCCTAAGTCATGCATGACAATCATGTATGCAATTACCATACTTCTAGGAGGAGTCATGGCACCACAACAACAGAAGGCTTTGTACCCCTTCATCCTAACCATCCTGTCTCTCATGGACGGCAATCTTGAATTCAAGAAAGCTGTCTATGGAGATGTGCAATCTTACTTCGTATTCGAAGAGGGAGAGATGCACTATGTACCATCTGTAGTTCGCTACATGTATGTTGCACGTCAGGGTGGTGTTTCACTTGCCGAGTTGGTTGGACCTATTATGTTCAATCCAGCTTTTATCTTGCAGATCATTGCCCAAACAGGCGGAGATCCAGAGATTGGGCATCGTGGAAAGGGCAACATCTGGCAGTGGTCAGGTGTTCAACAGCATGCTGACTTTAACGGTCAACTGCGGCCCACCATCAGCTGGAATAAGTAACCAGCAATAAAAACAACAGAGAAGAGCACATTCGTGTGTATCTGAAAACCTGCTTGGTTTGCCACGTGAAAGTCGTGGGATTAAAGTAGAACAAAGAAGAACCTCAGTCGTACAGGACTGGGGTTTTTCTTTTATGGGTAGGTTTTAGACCTTACTTAGGGTGCGTCCCTGTCACTAGTTGGCTAATCAGCATGCTGGCTTCAGCATCGTACAGAAGTAGCCGTGTATACACAATGTATATGCGCAAAAACAGAAAGGTTCATTTAATGGACATCTTCACAATTCAGATGGTAAGGCAAGACCTTAATCGCGCAAATGCAGAAATGTATAATGCGAAGGAGAACATTCTTGGCTTCCTTGTCATGACATTCCTCGGTGCAGCTTTGGTTGCTATTACCAGCTACCTGTACTTCGGATATGCAGCAATGTACACATCGTCAACAGATACCATGGTTTTCTTGTTGACTGGTGCCGTTGTTGGTATTGGTGCACTTGTTTGTGCGACAATCATGATTGTTAACGCAGTCAAGGACTTTCGTCGTGCTTCTCGTCGTATGCGAGTTGCATCTTCGAACATGTACCAAATGGAAGAGCGTCTTCTTCGTAAGACAGCCTAATTAAATAAGGAAGAAGCGTATGCTACACAGCCAGTGTAGTTTTACGCTTTTTCTTTTATGGGTAGTAACTAGATTACAACCTCAGCACCTTTGGGTGTGGTCAACAGTGGCTTAACAGCTCCTGTAACGAGTAAATAGTAGTCGTATGTACATTCCGTACATCCGCATTAACACATTCTAGGAGGAATCGTGTTTACACTTACAATCATCATGGCTTGTGTCGTGATCAACATCCTTATTGGCCTCAACTTTGCAGTTGGATACAATAAGACAAAGGCAAAGGTAGTATCCTTTGTCTTTGGTGCACTGACATTGCCAGTAATCGTTGGTAGCATCTTTGCGTTGGTTCTTATTGAGCCAGACATGGATATGCCACGTTTCATTGTAGGCTGCTTGCTTAATAGCGGTGTAGCTCTTGCAATGATTTTTGGTGGGGTTTACCTCGCTGAAAAGGCAGAAAATGCATGCACAGGATGCAATAAAGTAAAGTGGCCATTAGGTGGACACAACACTGGGCTCTGCTGGCATTGTTCAGATCTTATTATTAAGAAGAAGAATACTTTGTTAGCTGAAATTGCTATCAATACACAGAGCTTTCGCAAGATTGCTCATTCCAAGTATAAGAACAGCCCAGAGGAATACTCCTTAAAAGCTCAACGGCAGAACCTGTTCGAGCAACTTTGGGAGCTTGAAGACGCTAAGTAATTAGCAAAAAAGAAGCGTACGCTACACATCCAGTGTAGTTGTACGTTTTCTTTTTATGGGTAGAGGAAAGACCTCTGACCAACGGCTCTTAGGAGGGGCCAAAAATGGATACACTTCATTATCATTGCCGTGAGTGCTACAAGATGCACGACCCTTGCGAGGATTGCTGGGTTCTCATCGACCTGGGCACTCACCCACAACAACCAAAAGAACAAGAACAAAACAAATAGTTCTGTTAAAAAAAAGAAACTCTTTCCCTGGGATCTTCGGATCCTGGGGTTTTCTTTTTATGGGTAAACACTAGACCACAAGTAACCCAAGTGGTCACAATAGACATGGGAGGTTAATCCATGTTAGTACTATTCATCGTGGCGTTCGTCGTCACCCTCACAGCTGCAGTATACATGCAATTCAGTTCACAAGCTGACAAGCACGTTCTGCAGTACAAGCTGCATCCAGATGCTTTTGCTTTTGCAGGAGTTATTATGTTCATGCTTGCTTTGAACGGCTTGAGAAACTCAGGTCTTAGCAATGATGTAGGAATCACACTCCTATTTACAAGCTGGATGCCGTGTGCTCTAATTGCAGTGCGCATTGAGAAGCTTCAAGAAAACTTGTGCAAACAGAGTGTATTACCTGCGGGTCATAACGCTCAACTTGCAGCATCTTTTGGGATGTCAGAGTTTGATAAAGCTGGTACTTGTGATGTTTGCTTTGAAGAAGGGCATGTTCGCAATTACTTTGATAGGCAACACGGGTGGATTCTTTCACTTTGTGTTGACAGCACAAGGTGCAAAGACAAGCGATAAGAATATACCTAGTAGCGTTCTACTAGAAGAAGAGAAAGACTCCCTTAGGGGAGTTTTTCTTTTATGGGTAGATCCTAGGTCTCAAAGTGGGACCATCTACTCACATAGTGTGGACATGACTCATAGGAGGGATCATGAACCTATACCAAAACCAAATTCAGGCATTGAAGTTCCTGCTGAAAAGCTGGAGCAACAATCCTGAAACACTTGTAGGAGAAATCCTTGACGAGGTTGAGGTTGTGCAAAACACAATCATCAAACTTGAAGAGGAAATCAAAGACCTCAAGGGAACCATTCAGTGCATGGGGGATGAAGCCAAGCAATCAGACGAGTACATTGAGCTAATTGAAAATCACATTAGCTACCTTTCTTGTCGAATTGACGACTTCCTTCCAGAACATCTGATGCCAAAGAGCAATCGTCGTAGCATTAGCCACGGCGATTATCCAGGCTTTGAGATGAGCTTCCAGCAAGTAGGCGTGATCAATTACCTTATGGGTAAGAAGGTCATTCCTCAGAACAATCTGAACAACCTTGTTGAGATTCTTCAAGAATGGAATCCGTGGACCTTTGAGGAATCAGTTCGTGCAAAGAATGCATGGGCTGCGCAAGCAATTGCAAAGTTGGAATCACTTCCAGACAAATAGCAGCTACTGCTAACAAAATAAAGGGAACCCCTTGCTAGTCATCCACACGCTAGTAGGGGGTTTTCCTTTTATGGGTAGACCATAGACCTCAGGTCAACCCAGGGTGCGTCCCTTCCCAATTGGGAGAATCAGCATGCTGGTCTCAGCATCGTACAGAGGCAGTCGTGCACTAATTCCAGTGTATGCACCGACATGTTCCAGGAGGAATCATGGCAAACATCAAATGTGTCGCTTGCAAAGGCGTACACCCAACAGTATCTGCACTCAAAGCATGCCACATGGCAAACAATGCTCTGATTGCAGACAAAACCAGCACCGTCAAGACCACCAAGGTTGAGAAGGCTAAGAGCTACAAGCTTTTCACCTTCGACACCGAGACTGCTCGTGATGCGTTCATCCAGGCAACCCCTGGTGCACAGGTGCTGACAACCAGCGTCAAGAAGGTAAACGTGTTCAACCAGGACACTAATGCCTACGAGATGGTAGTAACCAAGACCTTCAAGGTCATCGTTAAATAATCCATTGACAAGGTGTGAGCTAGAGGTCAGCTCTCACCAAGTCGGGATTACCAGAACAAAGGAGTCAGAAATGGCTTATCAAGGTTGGCACACCAAATGTAAAGTTTGTGAATGCACACTGCGGCCAGGAGAGGGAGAGTTCATCTCTTACCCATTCCAGCAGGCATTGTGCACCAAACACTTTGCAGATTGGAAACAGAACATTGCAGATCGCAAGGCTACAGCAAAAGCCAAGCGTGAAACAGAACAACAGAAGAAGCTGAACAAGCCAACACTGTTTGACTAACTGAGTCTTCGGACAAGGTGAGGAGAGACCCCTTCGGGGGTTTCTCTTTTATGGGTAAATCCTAGACCACAGGTCTGGGCTTACGTCCCAAACCGCGTATGGACGGCCTTCCATACACCTACAGCACAGGAGGTGCTAACATGCCGTTTCACGGTATCGTAAGGCGTGCAGGTAAGTGGTTTCGACTACTGACCGATGCGCCGCTTCTTGAGGGCGACCAAGTCCTTGAGGAGTTCAACAGTGGGTCTTACACACCCGCCTTCCTCAACCAATTCTTCTCGGGTAAATACCGAGTAGAGGTTCGGAAGCACAAGTCCCGTCGTAAGTATGCTGGTTCAAAGCATGCTCCTGCCGTGACAAGTGAAGAGCTGTTCTCTAGTGAAGTAATTCGCTGGTCAACCGCTTCAGAGCAACACATAGTGCGAGTCAAGGGCAACCAAGGCTGGCTCTCTTGCTTCAACGAGATTGGACTCATTATCCAAAACTCGAAGAAGATGTCCAAGAGGCTAGCTGAGATTGTCAGGACGACTTGTGCTTGGTTGTACGTAGAGGATGGATCTCTCAGTATTGAGGTCATCGAACATTCCCTCCCAGAGAGGTATGTAGATGGCATCAGTGCAATGAGCCGTTCTCTTGCGTACGACTGCATCATGTCCAACACCAACGCAACACGTCGGTGGAGGGCTCGTGAGCTATGGAAGATTCGTACTGGTCAAACAGTCAATGTAATCTTTCGGATGCTCACGCCAGATGGATTGATTAAGGGTAATGCCTTTATCCTTCCCCGAAAGATGATGAATGGTTATGACGTTCGCACGTTTGCACCAAACATCAAGTCCGAAATCCGTACAAATGGATGGCAGTGGCTAACAATCGAACCAACTTATGGAGCAATTCCAATTAAGTCGGACGATTTAACCCACGCTATCTATCATGGGATTGACGGTCTGTATGATGACGCAACTCTGCTTGCTTCTCTATCAGGAATGTTGAAGAATTTCTTCAGCGACCTTATGGAAGGCAAACGTTCTGAGTGGCTTACTCGTTTAGCTAATGCTGAACATGTAGTCCATGAAGACGATGAAGAGCGTTTCAGTTCAGATCGTGGACTGGTCGGCATCCTTCAGGATAGAATCGCTGAGCTTTACAAGCTTGGTGTTTCGTTGACTGCTAGTCAGACTCTCATGTTCTTGAGTGTCAATGGCTTACGCAAGCAACTCCTGACGGACAAGACAGTAGATGACGGTAACGGTAATCACAGGAAGTTACGCTCCTGGGAAGACAAAACCCGTCATTGGTTTCCTGTGCCATGGGCATACTCTGCTCATATCATGACACAAGAAGCCTTGCAACTCTTCGGATTCCCTGTAACAAGCAGGAGCTGGGGCTATTATCATAAAGCTACTCATAGTTTTGTGGTACCCGGTGAATTCTTTGACAAGCACTACGCTGACCATGGTGGTTGGGACCTGGACGATTCTGTCAAGGTTCATATCCGATTCATCAAGTTTCCTAACGGAGACATCAAGCCAATGGCTATCCTGCTACGCAACCCAAATGACTTTGGTGAGTGGAGCATGATTCCTGTAGCAAAGGCTGGACCTGTATTTCATCAGTACACGGAACAACCTCCTGTAGTGGACTACGAGCAACTAACAACATTAGTTCCTCAGTTCTCTACGGTCAAGGATAAGCTAGACATTGGTAATCTTCCTGGTTCTCTCACTTTTGGTGAAGAGTTCTCATTGGAAGATGAGCTGCGTGTTCGCACAACTGCTCTGATGTTTCCTGCTGGAACTGGTGGTGCCGTACTGCCAAAGATGCTCCATGCTGCCCTCGTCGGTGGTTATCTGCCCAAGCTATATGCTCCCAATGAGGAAATCATTGATGCATTACAGCAAGGGTCAGCTACACCTGAGGACGTCATGGTCATCCAACAGTACGTTAGCTACATCTTCTCACAACTTGCTATGGAAACTGGCGGTGAAATCGATGCATTCTGGTACAATACCAGACTGTTCGAGGCACTTGCTGACAACCATGGCTTGCATTGTGGTGAGCTAGAGGATTCTCCTTGGATTTCTCTGCACACTCAACGTGAGGAAATGGTTCAGTCTGCGCTTAAGGCAATGACGAACTGGCTCAATAGCACCATCACCAAGCCTGCAATCTTGGAAGAGATCGAATGGACAGCTGATGAATATATCAGTGGACCAAACGAGCTTAACAAGATTAAGGCAGCAAAGAACCGATCCCTTAACTGGGTGGCTGAATTCGTTCAGTTGCTTGAGGAATCGGATGCTGAACATGGCGAAGAACGTACGAATCGTAAGATACTGCGTCTAGCTAACCAAGCATTTGCTGCCAAGGATCAGTACCCTGGTGCTAACCATGATCAGTGGCTGTACAGTTTCTCTGCAAAGAGCGACAAGCAGCCAGTAGATTGGTTCATTCGGGCACTGAAGGCTCAACAGTCCTGACCTAGTCAGTCAGAAGAAGAAGGGATTCCCTCTGCTACACATCCAGTGTAGTAGGGGGTTTTCCTTTTATGGTGACAGGGTAGACCACAGGCCTCTAGCTAAGCCTCAGGTCTTCCCTCAATCCTCAAGCCTAACCTCAGGTTTCGGAGTAAAAGATTTATAATTATAAGTCTATCGTTCTAAATTCGGGGGGTGGGTTTGGCCTGACCTCAGAGTTGGGCTAAAAAGAAGGGACGTCACAGTGGCGTTCTAAAGTCTGCTAGGACCATTCGTGGTTCAATCAGAAAAGAAGGGAGACTCGCATGCCCTTACACAATAGCGAGTAGATACTTTGGAGGTATCATGTCCACATCAATCATCCCAACAATCACTTGGGT